TTACACCGCTGGTAACATTTACTGCACCATCAAATCCAGCACCATTTGGGTGCGTTATGGTAACCGTAGCAACAACTGCGTCGTACCCTGTACCATTTGTGGTAATATCTATTGTGAGGACACCACCTGTCCCATTAATTGAATTAACAGTGGCTACAAAATCTACACCAGTGCCTGCTGCTCTAACGGCCGGAACAATATCACCAATTACATAGCCTGTACCAGGAGTCGTAACAGCATAGGCTGTAATTCCGCCGGCACTATCAACATAAGGAACAATAACAGCGTCACCGTTTCCAACACCAGTCATGTTAATAGTAGATTCGACTGGTTCGTATCCCGTACCAGGAACAGCTACAGTAAATCCAGTAATTACTCCGCCATTAACCACAGGAATAACTGAACCATTTATACCGTTTGGATGTACAATTGTAGCAGTAGCTTCGACAGGAAAGTAATTTGAACCTCCGTTGACAATTGTAACAGATTGAACTTCATTGACCTGTGTCATTGGGGTTCCGTCTGCTATAGTGGCTTCATATGCACCTGCATCAATAGCAGCAAGTATGCCTTCTTGTATACCACACACCTCATTCCATAGCAATGTAGTGTTTCGTGCAAGTGATCTTGCATCAGTTGCCTTAATAAATGAGCATGTAGTAGCCATTATAGTTGTGCATCCTTAGTCGTTCGTTTAGTTTGTTGGGCGTTTTTCTTCACACCCTTCATTGCAGTCTTGTTAGCAATTCGTCCAGCGTCCGCTTCCTGATCTTCCCACTCATTCTCACTCTCGTTGCCGTCACCAGCAGTATGTGATTTAAGTGTAATATCGTTTAGCGTAACATTTTTAATAAACTCGTCATCAAGGTCATCGAGAACATCTACGAGACTATCTTGAGTAACAGAATGCCCCATGTCATTTAGTTGTGTGACTAGGCTTTCTGTGTCAATATCTTCGATGCCGGACGCTTTAGCAGCGATCAACAGATCCTTTAGATCGGATACCATTTGATCGCCTGCGTCCTCGTCTTCTTTTAGTAGTTCCCAAGCTCGCATTTTATATCCGTGCTTACTTGCGACGACTGCGTTTTGCTTTTGCTCGGTTGATCTGCTCTTGGAGCGCCTTCATTTGGCGCCTCATGTTACGTACAGACTCTTTCTTTGCGCGACCTAGCGGCTCGTCCATCGGACCAGCGGCTGCATCAGCACCACCAAACTCGTCACCTAGATCAGAATCGTCTAGATCAAGATCAACGTCAGTGTCAAGATCAACATCCATATCGCCTTCGTCACCGAAGTCTTCCATGTCATCCATATCTGTGCCAGCAGCAGGAACGCCACCAGTTGAAATGGATTCTACAGAATTGTCGATGCTCTGTTTGGAATCTCTTAGAGAATCCATTACACTGGTTAGTGTGCCGCTAACAGTATCTTCAAACCCAGTAGCAACGTCTGCGCCATATGCATCACGCATTTGCTCAGATACTGCTGGAAGGTTCTCGTTTACCAACCGGCCCAGCTTTTCAAACATGTCCTGTAGTTCTTGGCTAAAGCTTCGTGCTGCGATTAGGCTCTCTGCCTGATCTACTTCTGCTTCTAATAGCTTCCTTAATTTTCTTACGTAACCTTCCTTCATTTTAGTTTTCCTAGCGTTGTATGAGTAATAATCGTCTTCGTCGCCCGTTTCATCGTCACCGAGGGATAATTCAATATCGCCATCATCTTTTGGTGACATATCACTTACCCACTTGCGTTCTCCTGCGCGGGCCTTAGCTGCACTTTCGTAACCAGCTTCGTCTAATTCTTCACCAACTTCGTTTGGATAGTCGTCAACAACCTTGTTGAGGATCCACTCGTCGGAATCTGGTCCTTCACGACCTTTAGCTACGCCGTATGGCATTGCGTCTTCTGGACCGTGCTGTCCAAAAGCATAATAATCAAATAGCTTTTCGTAGACTGGAGAACCATAAAAATCACTATCTACCATAGTTATATCACCGGTTCCAGTCCATATACGTATATACTGACGTAGCTCTTCAAGCTCCTCAGGTGTAATAATATCTAGTATGCTGTGACCTGGATCTTCGTTGATCTCTGTGCTTTCATCAACATCTCTATCACCATAAGTGTCTTCAGCACACTTCTTGCATAGACCGCTAGCAAACGCTCCAGCGTCACCACAGCCTCGGCAAGTATCATCTTCTTCAACCGATTCATCAGTCATCATGTGACCAATGCTTGCGCCCCTAAATGCTCCAACTGGTCCACCAAGTGCTCCGCCTATTGCTGCGCCTGCTAGTGTACCACCTAGTGTCTCCTCGACACCGGCGACAGCAAATTCTAAATCTGCACGTACCTTCTCAGAAGGCCAACGATACTTAGATGAGTTATACTGCTTCATAGCATCATAAATAGCCTCACTCTCTGGATCGCCAACGAGCATTGCTTTACGCACATACTCTTTTAGCCAACCTAATACACGCTGATAAGCTGCGGAAGCAGCCATGTCATGCTCACTCTCGTTGATGAGGATTTTTAGTCCTTCAAGGACAAGCATTTGCTTGGTGTATTCTGGGGCCTTAGGGGTACCTAGATTCAGCTTCATGCTGTAAAGATCGTTTGAGATCTTCTTATAAAGGGAATTCAGTTTGTTTGGTTCAATGGTAGACACCAACGTGAAACCGAAACTCTCTTTTAGGGCCTTATTAATTTTAGCAAGTTTTTTATTGTTGCTAATTTGTAGTTCATTTAGGAGCATAGCTTAAACAATCCTCATGTTTCTTTTTTGTATTTATCTAAATCTTAGTTTTTACGCACTAATCTAAAACTGCGAATCTTCTTTAGTGCTTGTTCTGCTCGACCTTTAACTTCATTGTACCGTGTAGCATATATTTCTGCTGTTTCTGGGTCGCTTTCGATAGCTGCGGCGTATGAGTGTTGGAAAAACCTCATATCATTCATATTACGGGCATATGCACTTTCGTAGCCAAGTATCTCTTGAGCCCTATCCTTATGTCGTATGTTTAGAGCTTCAACAATTGCCATAGCAGCATCAAAAGCATATATTTTGCTGTGGATCATGTAGTTGTGTTTATAAATGTTGTACATCTCGTTCTCACGCTTTACTGTGTACACACCGACTCTCAATGTATCCTGATCTGGCTTTTCTAGGAACAAGTGATTGCGTAGGAACTGGTCATGGCGGATATCCTCCACCACAATGTTGACTACTTTCTCTAACGACCGCTGGGCTTTTATCTTTTGCCTGCGGGAGAGTTTAGTCTTTTTTGGTTCTGCCAATACCATCTTTCTTCTTTACTTTCCTTACTTTAGGTGCGGGCTTATCTGCCGTAGCATAAATTGACGGATTGCGTGAAACCATACCACCCACTGCTGTTGGTGCGGATGCTATTGCACCTGCGCCTGTTGCGCCGCCGCTTGCGGTTTCTTTAATACCAGCAAGTGCTTTGATACGTGCTAATTCTGTATCCTCGATAATATTTTTTGATGGTGTTCCTTTGGGGGCTACTAATTCGATTTTGATTAATTTCTTATCTGCACTACTAATTTTAAAACCTTGTGCAGCTTTCTGTCTCGCAACCTTAGCATTATCTGCGTGATAAAATTTACGTTTCCCTTTATATGTTGCTCTATATTTTGGAGCTCTAGTAGCTGGATATTTCTTCCCTGTGTCTCCATATGCATATTCCATGCCATATTCGTTGAGGGATTCTTCGTTCATCTCATCGTAAGTTTGTCTCCAGCCAAATATATCATCAATACCTAGCTGATTAAAAATGGAAGCAATAAAGTGATTAATATCGCTTGATCCAATGCCGTCACCAGAATCGTGATACGTTGATGCAATTGATTCAGCTTGGTCAGCTATCGCATCATAAACATCACTTTCATCATCTGCCGCAAAAAGTGCTTTCTTCCATACACCTTTACGTTTCATGCTGTCTTCTAAAGACCGCTTCCAATATTCAACTTCCTCGCTGTACGACATGCTCGATTCCTTTATAATATCATTGCCAAACCAACCCGACCAGGATCCGTCATAATCCTTACTTATTGATCCAACTACTTTTCCGTTCTTAAGAGCCATCAACGTTGGTGTCCCTTCGTCAATTTCTTTCTCTACTGTAAAGTTGTTTTTCTTAGCAATATTGTTCCATCTTCTAACATCAGTTATATCGGTGGAATTTTCGTAGGTATACGACTCATTTGTCTTATCCTCTTCAATGCCGTACTCGCCTTCCTCGATTGTTTCGTCAATTGGGAAGCGAATTTTCTTTAGAGAATAGAACTTCCCATCATCTAGTTTAACTGTCTTTCCTGGGCCGATCTTCGTGATTTTCAATCCTCTTCCATCTTCCAGTTCAACCCAATCGCCAATACTGAGTAATCCACTCATGCCTTTCACTTTTAGACCTGGACCTTGTCTTGTATTGACTGCGCGTAGAATATCTCCGCGACGAGTTCCATATTCAGAATACGGATCGAAACCAAGATCATCAACTGTGTCAATCTCATCGGCAGTTTGCCAATCAAAATCACTTTCTTCTAGACTCTCGTTATTCTTCTGCTTCCATGCTGTAGCATATAGCACCGATTCCCAATCATCGCCGTAACGCTTCTTAAATTCTGGCTTACGCTTCTTGATCCAATCTTCCATGCCAGGAGGTGCTGACTCCGTAAAGGTTTTAAGTTTTTTAATTTTTGAAACTCTTACATAAGGTTTATCAAAATCATCAATTACTTCTTCACCTTTGATTTTTGCTTCGGCGCGGGTAGCTGCGCGGACTGTGGTCCTCTCATACCAACCGACTCTGTCAGGCGCTGAATCCTTAGTTACAAATGTAATCCACCATGTAAAGTTCTTACCGTCTTCTGCTAATTCTTTGCCACCAGAAAGTACGTCTAACATATCTCTATCATCTCCTTCAAACCTGAAAATTGTTCCAGCTGCATACCGTACCGCCTGTCTGGCTGGGTCTTCCTTTGTGTCGCCACCGACCCACACTTTTCTATCACCTAATAGTTTGGCACGGATCATGTTTTCATCAACACTAATAACTTCCATATCGCCGACCACAGAATAATTAACCCTATCGCCAACATTTATATCAACACTGTTATCTGCTGAACCAACAAGCTTTTGCTTGTTATTTTTACAGAACAAAAATTTATCTGGGCCGTCCTTCATGGTAGCATATGGTTCGCCTTCTTCTAATTTTGGTGTACTCATAACACTGTCTCTCTTTATAATATGTTCTTGGTTACCGTGACCTGTGATAATAATGGTATTGCCGGGGCCTGCCATACTCCTAATACGTCCAGCCGCGGGTTGACCATCAATATCTACAACCTCAACTTCGTCTCCTACTTTGAGGTCATCAATTTGTTTTTCGGGTTGTTCGTCATTTGGGGTGGTCATTGGTGCAGCGTTTCTAGCTTGGGTTGGTACGGAAGGTTGTGTAGAGTAAGCGTTGTCACCTTCTTCTAATCCGCCAACACCTAAAATCTCAGTAGCGGTACTAACATCTTCTAAGTCTATAGCATTACCAAGTTCTAAATAATCTGCAAATGAAAGGTCATCTATTGCGCTTTGTGCAGACTCTTTGTCCATGCCCAAAAGTTGCGCTACCTTATCAACTATTCCTTCGTTGAGGACGCTGCTAGTCTTCTCAAAAACATTCTTTATATACTTTCCCATTACCTTTTCCTATTCAAAGATGACAAACGACGGCTTATTGGATTGAATTTCTTTGTGCGGCCTGCTTTACGCTGTAGGCGCGATCCCATTTTTGCTTTCGTTTTCTTAAGTGTCATGCGCTTCTTAATATCTGGGGCTGCGAAACACTGTGATGGTTTTGCAACTACGCGCCCTTTACGTCTGCCTGAGGAACAGCGATACTTCTTGACAATTTTCTTGCCTTGGCGCTTCCATGCTATACCCTCAGCTAATTTTGTTTCTTCTGTAATGATCTCATTAATAATCATTATAGCTCATCGCTCCTGCTAAATTCTATGTTTTGGCTTACACCGCTCGTCACAAGCGTTGTGCCGTTTGGTAATACAATACCATTTATTTCAGCTACTAACAGACCGACCTCATCGGAATCTGTTGCGTATACACCCTCTTTCTCAGATGCAAACTTCCAAATAAACCCTTCACCAGTTAGTGCAGTTGAACCAGCTGTTGGTAAATCTGCAACGGCGGTGGGATTATTCAATATAACAGGTAATGCACGTAAACCAATGCTTTGAACTAGTACCTCAAAGCATTTTTGACTTTCGTCTTGTATATCACCTGTTGTACGTATGTTCACTCCTGTTGCGTTAGGCGGATCCGTAAAAGCATCTGTGGATTCTGCCCAAACTGTGTAGTATTGTAAGCCACCTGTAACAGACTGAGATGCATTTGCTACGCCATGTACTTTTGTAACCATGCTACCTCCTGTTCATTACTATGTATGTATTTATCAAATGCCTGCACAAAAGAGTACAGAAAACGCAGACACGAAAAAGCGCCTTATCGGCGCCTTCCCGTAACCATTAATCGTTGTGTTTACTCTGCTCCAGCTTTCACTTCTGACATAATATATTCCGATAACTCTTGAATCTGCTCGGATGTCATACCCAGTGTAGCTTTGTGCTTTTTCACTTCGAGTTGCTCATTTAATAGCTGAGACATCTCAGCTACACTTGTAACGTCTTCAAAATCAAATGCAAACTCGTGACAATCTAAGCATGAATCTGACAATTCAGATGCGCTAAGTGCTGTGCTAAAAAGAAGTAAAAATGCTAAAATAAATGTTTTCATACTGTGTCTCCTTATACTAAGACGAATGCCTTTTCTGTTACTGTAACTGTACTTAGGTCAACTGTTGTTCCTGTATTTGTTGTATCAGGAACAGGTGGATCGCTGCTGTCAACTGCACCAGAACCAATGATTCCTAATGCTCGTATCGCTGCCTGCATCTCTGCTGGTGCATCACCTGCTGCCTCTGTGTCCCATGCAAAGCTTGTATTCTCAATTGCAATTTGTAGAGTATCATCATCAATCACTGCAACTTGTACTATATTAGCACGTTCTGAAACAACTTGCAAGGCCCTATTGGCTGCACTATTAGGAACTGCTTTGTCTAACCCAACATAAAATTCTTGTGTAACAGCTGGGTTGCCGCCCGTAAACGCTGCACCAGGAATAATAATTGTGCTGGAGAAGGCCAGGTTGAATGTTGCTCCAGTGCCACCACCACCAGTTACGCTAACTGGGTTGGTTGGAAGCACAGTGTACGCCCCTGGATTCGACACCGTTACTGAATTAACAAGCCCGTTTTCGACGGATGCCACAGTAAGTGTAGCTGCTGTGCCAGTACCGCCGACAACAGTCAAAACGTTACCAACCACATAGGTTGCAACACCGCCGTCTTCTACGCCAGCAAATGCTAGCCTAGGATCTGTGCCAATTGTGTCTGCAAACACACCTGTGTCAGCAATTTCAAAATAGCGCAAGCTACCTGCAAGCATCTGATCGTTAATTATTCCACCGTGAACTCTAACTACCATGTTTATAACTCCTACATGTTCTTTACTTTATTTATCACGTATGTAGGATATATAGCCAAAAAAAAGCAGACCGAAGTCTGCTTCTAGTATTCGTTTAGAATTTAACCAATTTAGGATACCTCGTTAATTATTCCATTACCGTATTGTGACAGGAAGGGGGCACCTGTGCGAATCTTTGCAACCCAGGCGCCGGTGCCGACTCCCCCGGACACCACGGGGAAGCCAGGCACCTCGCGGGAATCAGTTATTTGTAGTATTGTTTTTATTCTAAGTTTAGCATCAGCCGTAAGTGAACCATTAGCGTCAACCTCAAGGCCCGCACCTTCCAAGATCACGGTGACAGCGCCAGTATTGTTCACATCCCACCACAACACAGTGCCCATCGTTTGTAGTCCTTGTATAACCCTGCCTACATATGTGCTTGGCTGAAATCCACCATCTGCATCCCACTCTCTTTCATCCCAAACATCAACCGAAAACACACAAATGTCTTGTTTGGTAAACCAAAAACCTTGTTTAACTGCACCATTTACTCTTGTTGTCATTTTCTTATTTCCTTGTTAATTAATATGGCTGGCCTGGGGCTGCTGGAACGCAAGAAAGATACGCGCCTACCCGGGATGTAGCCCAACCAAGTTCATTTGTTAAGTAGTCAAATACGGTTTGGCATGTTTCTGGTTCACTGAAAGCACTGCTATAATCTACTATGGCCTTAAAGGCTGTGCCATCAACCGTAATAGCTATGATTGTACCGAATGTGCTAATATACTCAGTTAGTATTTCTAAATTGCTGCCAACTGCTGCTAAAGTATCGACCGAGTTAGTTGGGTCTGCAACTAGGTCTGCATCAAAATCAAAACCAGTCACTACGACCTCTACGAATATAAGTGGTTCCGGTGTAAATCCAGATTGTGCTGGATATATTTTACCGCCATTTCCTTGTGTTACCATTTTTAAATTCCTCTACTAATAACTATAAATGTATTTATCAAAAACTTAATTTTTAACAAAAAAAGCAGACCGAAGTCTGCTTTTCTTCTTAGTTATAAAACTAATTATGTAGCTGTACCAGGTGTTGCACCTGCAAAACCTGCAAATGTATCAACAGTTGTATTTGCAAAGTTAGGAGTAGCAATTGCATTAATTGCCACTGCTAGTTCTGCTTCAATAGAACTTGATGTGCCTTCTGTGTTACCTGCTGTGAAAGCATTAGCATAATCTACCATTACGTGCAATGTATCATTATCAATTACTGTAACACCAATAATTGTAGCACGAGCTGCTACAGCTTCTAAAGCCTGTTCTAAACCAGAACCGACCGCTGCGACACGCTGTGCTAGTGTATCAGGACTTGCGACTAGGTCAGCTAACCATGTGCTAAGATCAGTTGTAATTGTTAGGATACGGACGTCTGCACCAAACCACATACCTTGCTTAGGTGCGCCATTTGCTCTTGTTACCATTTTAAAATCTCCTTAATGTGTTTGACAAGCCTTTTGCTTGCTCTTACTTTTATTTATCTAAAAACAATTATTTTTGTCTTGTTACACCTTAGATCTAATGTCTAATTCATATATTTCGCCGTCAGTAGCACGTATAAACGCTGAGATACCTTCCCTCACATAGGAAACGCTAACTACATCCTGTACTACAGCCTGCTCCTTTAGCTCCTCAACCAGTGCATCGAATTCAGTATCCCAGCTTTCCTCAAGCGGAACCTCATCGACCTCATAGGAATTGAACAAGCTCCATTTTTTGTTTGGGTCGTATCGCAAACCTAAAGCTAGTCCCGCAAGACCTGCGCCAGCAATCGTAGCAATCGCTTTGCCCAAGGACTTCGTTTTACCAAACGTGCCTGGCGTGCCTTTCGCTACAATTCCTAGGTATGGGATCACTTCTGCTTGTGCAGAATGACGGCGAATTATCCGTGTTAGTTGTTTAGCTGCGCTCTGCTGCTGTGACTGATTCAAGCTTCCCCATGCTAATACGTCTCGGCGTACTCCCTTCAAAACTGAGTTTGAGATAGCAAGCCTACGTTCAATTTTTAGCACAAAGGCGTTCATTGTAGAGATAGTTACGTGTCCTCTGGCCATGCCGCGCATTACCTGCAAAAACTTTGCTTGGTCAGTTTGCATTAGGCTGCTGTGGTCACCAAAAACATAGTACGCAAGCACATACAAGTCTGTAGCCGATGACCTAAAATAATCAAAGTTACCAAACGCCACTGTCTGTCCTGCGTAATCCTGTGCCCAATATGCTGTCTTCTCATGTAGCCCTAGCATAATAGTTGCCAGCAGCACCGCATAAAACAGTTCTTGCATCTCTTGTTCGCTACGTTTGTCCAACGAAGTAGATGACCGGAAGATCCTGCTCTCGCATAACGTGTTTATTAGTTGGTATTCTGGCATTATCTCACCTTATTAAAATTCTTTTGTGTAAAGTCAAGTCTGTTTACCAGCTTAACTGCGTTACCCTTGTGACCCACAGCAACAAAACCCTCAGGGTTCGTTACTTCGTATCCGTTGTCAGTCTTTACAAATGTTTTTACACTGTCAAGCACGTTTAGCTTGTTCACAAGTGCAAGCTTCATTTCATTTAGATCATTATATAATGTAAGCAAATGATAGATAGCCTTTATATTCTCTTTAGCAAACTGTTTGCCAGTTTTGACCTTGTCCTCACGTTTTTGTTGGAACGCTGGCGAGACCTTATCCATGCCTTGCCTTGTTTTATCAGTGAAAAACTTGAGAAACTCTTTAACAAATGCAGCTGGGTTACCACCATGCTTGCCACTACGCACACGATGATTAACAAACGCCTTAACGTAATTCTTAAACAGTGGATCAGCCATAAGCTTACCGACTTCCTTCGGAGTCGTAGCCTTCAGTGTCGCTTTTGCCTGGTTGATACGTGAAGTTAATTCCGCATCCTCTTCATCTGTTAGCGATGCAACACCAGTGTAGTCCTTATACGTAGCGTCATCTACCCATACGTTGTTAGGTATCCTCAATTGAGATATATCAACACCATAGGACATAGGCATCTCATTAACGCTATCTGCTTCACCATAGGATGTGTGGAACACAACGCCGAACTCGCACTTAGAAATCTTTTGACCTAGCTTGCTATTAGCTGGGACAGCATACGTAATGGTGTTTGGCGTAAACGTCACGTAGTCTTCGCCGTCAATATCCTGATGCACTAGCGAGTCTTTTGCAAACATAAGATCACCTTGGATCATGTTTGTAATTCCCATACCTTTGAGGTACTTGTGTGCTACCATTAACTTATTTGCTAGGTCAGGCACATCACTATAATAGCGTTTTGCATCTGCTGCCGACTTGATGAGCTTAGGGTTCTTTGACAGGACTGCTTTCGTGCCTACGAAAAACTTCCCGTCCTTAGGATCAATGCCAGCAAACACAGCAGGACTACCGTCCCACTTCACTGTTACTGCACCTCTGTATCCCTTACCCTTAGCCAGCATGTTGTATACACCACTAGCAAAACGTATCGCTTCCTTAGCACCATTGTAACCATCGTTAAACAATAGGTCTTCCAAATGCTCTAGGTGGACTGTAGCTTCGCGCAACACAGTGGACTCGTTTAAGCTCGCTGGATCAAAATCTGGCACTCTATCTTTAATGGATGCAGCAAACGCATCAACAATTTTTTTGTATGTCGCAGGGTGGTATGCCTTCTTAGCAGCCTTCATTACGGATTCCGCGCTGTTCAGTGCAGCAGGATCGTTGACCTTGCCCTTAAATAGAATCTTTACAATCTCAGCAGGGTCGTATAGCGGTTCTGTTAACGCCTCAGTCTCCTGTGCCTTCACATATAGACCTGGCTTATGCACATTTTTACGACTGGTGCGGATGATTTTTTGTAAGCCGTTTTTAGGACTCCATACCCATCGCACTGATTTTATTGGACGACCAAAATTATCTTTAGCCTTACTAGCTTTGAGGTCTAGGAAGGCAGCAACCACAGCTAACGCTTGGTTACGTATTACACCCTTGTACTTAGACTCGTTGCCTGCCGAATAATAATACGTGCGCATCCATTCAGGATCGCCTGGGATTAGATCGACCTGCACATAGCCTGTACGTGGTTGGCGCCCTTGCTTACTTTCGTCATAATTTTGTATTGGTAGGCGTATCGAAACGTTACCAGCAACACCAGTAACACTTTGGTTGCCAAGTTTCTTGCGTAGCTTGTCAGACAATTCGTTCATCTGATCTCTATCTAAATTGACTGCTACGTCAATGTCTCCGGAATAGTCTACCTTGCCAACACTACCCAAAACATAATCTTGGGCATTTGGGATTCCGGTGACTTTGGATATATACTTGAGGGTCGCAGGAAGTTCATCTATATAAACCGTACCAACATCTGGGAAGGCGTTGCCGCCCTCAACCAGTGCTTTCCGTTCTGTAAGTAATTCCATTGCTTTCATTTTTATATCCTATATTAGTATTACTCTGCGGGGAATTGCTTTGTGCAGGCCTTTAGACACTGCTCGAAAACTAGTTGTAACACTTTGCCCCCGCAGAGTAAATTCTTATTCGTATTCGCTACGTGAAACCACGTCTGAATTATCTTCATAATCATAATGTGGTTCGTACATGTCAGCATCACAATCAGCGCATATCTCATCGCTATGGCGACTGACGTTATCGTGTGTTAGTGGTACATGGCAACGTGTACACTCATCACCGACTTTCTCAGACAATACATTCACTTCACCAGTAGCCTTATAGCTTTCCCATGCTTTATATACATGACCAAGCTTTGGTTCTTTTGGTTGTAGACGATCAGCTTTTGCAGCCTCAATAGCATCATCGCGGAACTTCCTCATCAGTTCGAGATAATACTTTGCAGTCCTAGGTAGTGCAATTTTTGCATTCTTAGAGAATTTCCTCGCGCGATTATACATTTCTTTGCGCCAGTTGTGTCGATCAAAATTCCAGAGGGCACGCCGGTCCCACGATTTATCACCACCAGATAATCCTAAACCCATAGTATCATGTATACTACTAAATGTTTCAAACGGTGTCGGGGATTTAGTAACTTCTCTAAGCTTAAACATAGCCTTACGTAAATTCCCCATCTTAACTTCGTTTTTATCTTCTCTATCTTGTTGCCACTCGTAACCGCCTTTTCCTAGGTCTTCATCACCAGTAGCAAACGCTATAAGGGCATCTTTAATAGCTTCTGCGTGGAGTGCAGCCTCTTTGCGTAAACGATCTCCGTATATGGTTTCTAGCCTTTTAGCAAACTCGTCTGCCTTAGCCTCTTTCATATCGTTCTGTCGATCTTTTTCTATATCAAGATGCTCACCTTGATCGCGCTGTGAATTAAAGTTAGAGCTGTACCACTTCCATCCAGCCCCCGGAACATTCGCAAAAACTTCTTTGAGTGAATAAAAAGATTTTTCTTTGAATTGAGGTGCAAAATCAGTTGTAAGAACATACATGTGCCCCGAAGACCACGCCCTTGGGCGCTCTCGAACAAACGCAACACCCATTGGGCTAACTGCTATAAGTGTACTTCTGTTTTTCAGTGCGGAGCTAGCCTGACCCTTAGTCTTAAGTGGTGTCCATTCGGCATCGTGAGGGATAGCTTTGCCAGTAGCCTTATAAATATATTTGACCTGCTTTGGAGTGAGACCGATATCAGACATACTGGATGCTTCTGTAATCACAGATTCTTCTACAGGGGCTTTTACCTTGCGAACCCATTCACGGCGAATATATACTTTCTCACCGTTGTCTAATTTAACTGCGTATTCGATAACCCACGGAACCATTTGTGAGAAAGTAGGTTCACGGTAAGCAGCAACAATCACGCCTTCTTCGCCTTCGTGGTCGCCATTCTGTAGTTTAACTCGATTACCAATTGCTTTAGAATCAAACGGCCCAGACTGTTGCTTTCTTGAACCTCTTGTAGGATTTGCCCATGACATAATGTGTTTTCCTTTATATTAGATAGCCGGCTTCTATGGCGGCTTCGTTTATCATTTCTTGCATCTTCTTACGGGATGCATAATCATCTGTTTTTATGCTAAGAGGTTGCCACTTAGCAAATTTATTTAGTTGCTTGTATAATCCGCTAGCGATTACTTTGTCACCTTCAGTAACAGTAATACGCAAAAATTCCCTAGCTTCGTCACCTGGACGTTCTAGGCGAACTTCAACTACATAGTCTCCGCGGCGAAACCTACGCTTTGTCTTTAGTTGGCGCTGTATCTCTACAAGCCTCACTATTCGTCTCCGCTCTCTTTACTCTCACGTATTTTACGGATGGAGCGTATAAACTTGTTTGGATCGCCATTCTTAATACTGCTTAAAAAGCGGCGAGTAACAGCCTCAGCTTCTTCTTCAGTGTAATTCTCAGTGAGAATTTGCAAAAAGTAAATTGCAGAAGAAATAATATGATGACCACGTGCTTCAACAACATGCTCTTTCTTCTTTACAGGAATGGCTCGGTTCAGTTCTTCCAGAATAGAGCGAGAACTCTGCTGCATTGGGATTTTCTTGTTGTTCACCAGTAAGACTCCTAAAGATTGCTACTAGTATGTATTTACCAGATTTCATGTCAAAGCCATAGACAAAAAGATAGGGTGGAGATTTTTACACCCCCACCCTAATTATTAGACGTCACAACCTAAATGTTTTTACGTTTTACCAAGTCTCGCAGCGCCTTAGCATCCCCAAGCCCTGACTTCTTTGGTTGATTATGTTTGTCCGTCACTATGTTTGTCTTTTTCAAGCTGTCCAAAATGTTTGTTGCAGTAGCCATTGTAGCATCTGCTTCACCTTCTTCTAGATCCTTAATACGTAGCGTTTTTATATCAAACTTCAAGTCAACTTTGCTACCAACACCAGCTGAGGATCGTGTCTTCATAAACTGTATTTGGTAGCGACCACTCTCTTTCATTGAGATTGTCGTAAAAATACCAATAACATTATCTGCTGTGTTAATTTTTGAGATACCGCCCGAAATATGACTGTGGTCAAATTCGATTTCATCGTGGGAACTGCGGTTTAGCTGTGAGGCTGTGACCATTGCCACGCTTAAATCAATACCAATGTTACGCAACTCCTCAGCCACATACTTGTCCTTTACAAACAAATCGCTGGGGCTTACACGCTTGTCAATGGGCATACACAAATCCAAATAGTCCACCAATATAGCGTCTACCTTACGCTTAGTCTGCGTCTCGTACTCCTTCACAAATGCACGTATATCGTTTGAGGTACAGCCATTCTTCAACTGCTTAATAATCAACGTGCCTTTCTCTTGGAGACCCTTATAGTACGCTTTTACACGCAAATCAACGTCATCAATGTTCTTCATAATTTCTTTTGTGCCGTAGCCTGAGGTCATTGCGTCAAGCCTCATCGAACACAAATGCTCACTCAACTCCAAACTCAAGTACACAACGTTCTGTCCATTGGATGCCATGTTGATCGCTAAGTTTTGCAAAAACAAGCTCTTACCTGCGCCAGACTGTCCTGCAAAAATTGTTAGTGTGCCACGTTCAATGCCACCGTACAATTTATCATCAACTGTTTTCCAGCCTGTGCTAATCATGCTGCGCCGTTCGCGCATTTCACGCAAGCGTTCTGCTACGTTCATAAAGTAATCCGTGCCCAGATCCTTCACAATGCCAAGCTCTGCTGCCTGTTTAATTTTCTCAACGACCTCACCCAGCCTATCGTTCTTTATGAGGTCTAGTGATTCATACACTGCTAAACACGCTGCCTTTTGCTGGCAGAACCGTTCAAATTCTTTTAGGAACCAGTCGGTGTGTTCGCTGTTAAGGTCCTCAATCACTTCAACCGCTTTGCCTGTAATTGCTTTTACCTGTTCCTTACCTGGCAACGCAGTGTGTTCGTCTGTGTAATCCATCATGAACTGTATGATCTTTTTATTATCAGGATCGTCAAAGAATCCTGGTTTCATAATGTTCTTTACACGCACAAATGTCTCTGGATCAGAGTATAAAAACTGTACAAATAGGTCTTCTATGTCGTCGGAGTATTCTTTAATATCCATATGCGTTCCTGTCTAATTTGCGTTTCATGCGTATAGCAAAGCTATCCGTTTCTGCTGTGTCAATTATGCTTTTTATTGTTAGTATATGACCGTAGCGTTCTGCTGCTTGGCTTGCGTCTTTGATTATTCTGCCCTTATCATCTCTGCGCCAGTTTGGAAAGGCAACTGCCCATTTATTCTCAATTGCTATTTCGATAAGTCCATCGCCGCTTGCGTCACGGTCAGGACACAGAATCTTTTGTGCTGGTACTTTATTTATTACCGCAGCCTGTTCATCGTTAATATTATTGTGCAAGACTCCAATGCCATCAGTTACAATAGCATCTATTACACCCTCATTAATAATAACGTATTTCTTGTCGTAGTCGTCTTGGTCATCAAGTCCGTAAATAAAGTTTACTGGCATATTATTGTGGTACTTAGGTGCGCTACCCCCACCAAATGCTAATCGACCAGTCCACCCTACAAGCTCACCTCTATAATAGTATGGGATTGTGAGCCGCTTATTAAACATAAAATCTTTGTGCGGTGTCCATGCCATCTTATCTATGTCTAGTATATTTCTACTTATCGCATACTCAACGACCTTGATGAAATTTTCGTCATCACAATTATTTTGCAACCAAAAGCGTATTGTATGACAATCAGGCATAGGTTCTTCCACAGGGCGCCATTTCTCTGTTATAGACCCTTTTAGTATTCCTCCACCAAAAGAGTGTACATTACTCTTGTTTACAAACGCATTGAACCGCAGCTTGTCTACATCTGATTTCGGCACACCTATCCCGTTCAATAAAAACACCATGCCCCGACTCAGTTCCTGTCCAGGTTGCCAAGATGCAGAGAACCCACAATTAAAGCAATTGGCGCCCACAGCTCCACCAGGACTAAAGAGTATTCCGAATCTTTGCTTTTGGTCGGCGTTGTGTCCACGTAGATGACACAACTGGCAGTTTGTCTTTAACCAACCCGAGGGTGTAGGTCGCAAGCCGTAAATATACTGCGTTAAGATGTCTTTAAATTCGTCGTGGAACTCTGCCATTCCTTTATTATAGCATAGCCGCTATAAAATAGCAAGTCTTTTAGCGTATCATTACCTTTTCAACAGTACCAGTATTGTCTGCATCTGGGACATAAGATATAATTAGCCACATAAAGTTTGCCTCAAACGTGTGGGCTGTTAGACCAGTGTAGTTTGTAAACTCAATGTAATTAGTACCAGTTGTAATGTCCACAGGGAAATAATCGTTGGGGTTGGATGGTGGACGTAATTCAAGCGAGGCTTTCACCTGTACCGTTCCAGTGAATCCTGTGGTGTAGACGGAGAAGGTGTGGACAGCATTGAGATGATTTTTTACTCTTTCACCTGGGATAGCAGACGAGTAATATGTGCGGGGACCGTTGCGGTCACTTACGCTATACCAGTCTGTGGTTTCAAAGACAACCGTTGGTACTGGGGTAGGATCAGCGGATGCAAGCACCTCAACTTTTGCTACGATCTCACCTGTGCCATCAGTATAGAATGGTGTGGCGAAATTCTCGCCTACTGTTAGCTGTGGAACTAACGCTTCTTGCCCTACGACAACTAGATCATAAAAACCTGGAGCAATATTTACAAGGTCACCTTCACTGATCCAGAGCCTTGCGTCACCTTTGGTTGACGATAAGCTGCAAGTGCGGTCTAAGACGCGCTCGCGGTTCTCGGCGCTAACCAACCTTGCATTTAGGGTTAGGTGGTCAACGGAGACAGCCTTTCGATCTCGGTTCATAATCCTAAAATCAATTTGGTTATCTACGCCTTTGTGTACTTTTATTAATCGTTTGTTCATAGGTTCATTGTCCAGTCTAGTGCAATTGCGTATGACGTTATCCACAAACATCAGGTCAATGCGGTTTTCATATATAAAGAGGTCGTATAGCATAATTGTATTTATCACATAACACTGTCTATCTTAACATCTAATTCTTTCAATCTTTTATCCGCATCTTATAAATAATGATGTAAACTACAACTATAATGGAACCAGCATGGACTTTGACGAGATAGAACAAATACAAGAACAATTCCCGTTTTTGAGTGGCATAAAACATGTAGACGTCGAATATATCTGCATCATTCAAAATGTTGATGATAAAATTATGAGTTTCTATGATTTTACGTCTATCAAATCTAAAAGCGAACGCAAACTGTTTTTAGAGTTTGGTGAGATTTGGTGGTGGGAAAGCAACAGACATCTGCCAATCAATATATTCCTCCAAGGTCAAATGGATCAGTTCCGCGGATGCTTACGCACTATCAATATGAAAGACGTAGAGATTTTATTCGGCCCAGTAACTTCCCTCAATGACCTGTTCAAAAAGCGCATCAAGCGCCGTCAAATACAATTGGTGAAAAAATAGCTTCTTAGATAAATACTAGTAATCACACAACGTAGGAACTAGTAAATGCGTCTTTTTGAAATGTTTATCACAGAATCCATGACTATGTGGGTTCCTGATGCACCTCGAACAACGGTACAGAAAGAGTGCTGGGTTTGTGATGGGACAGGTATTGACGGCTTTATAAACAAAGCAAAACGTAACCAGTATTACCCTGCTAATGAATTGAATCTTCGTGAGCGTTTAAAAGGCTGGGATAAGCGTTTACCGCAGTTGTTCAAACTAAGGGACGATGCTGAACGGTCTATTGACTGGATGGAGCATTTCCTTGATAGCAACCCAAATCTTCCTTCGGAAGTGAATGAGAAGGCGCGTAAAAAGATAGCCGATGGACAAGCAACCTTAGCAAACGTTAATGATCAAATTGATCTCCGCATGGATCGTATTGAAAAGAAACTGAAACTCGTAAAGGGCTTAGACACTATTCCCTGCGAATACTGCCATGGCAAAACATACACCATGGAAGATGAGAGTGATGCACCAGAGCTGAATCTTGCTAACTCCAACATGCGTATCATTCTTCAAATTCTCGGGCTTGATCCTGAGGGTGAAGGTTGGCACATTGAACCAGGGGAGATTCCCGCGCTGAAACGTCGGCTGATGGTGATGATGAATACAGACGAGCTTGATAATTATGGGCGTGAGGCTAGCGACACGCAGCAAGATTTTGGTATGGTCAGGACGAAAGATCCCGAAACTGGATTGGATAAGATCGAACGGAAAAAAGGTGCACGAATGATAGACATGGGCTTAGACAAGCGCGGCATTATAGAGCGCCTAACACGGATCATGCCCATCATCAATTATGCACAGAAGCATAACATGCGGATCGTTATAGCATGAGGGCAATAGACCTCCTCGAAAACAGTATGTCTAACGTTGTTATTGAAACTGACGACGATGCTAAAAATGTGCGCATTGGCGAAAAGCTAAAAGCGTATATACAGAAGAATTGTTCAGAATGGGTACAAGAGAGTGGCGGTGCACTTTTTTATCGTGGCACAAAATTGCCGCGCCTACCAATTGAAACATATGCGGCGTTTGTGCGTTCACCAAGGGCTGATCGCCAGCCGTCAGACACCGACGATATAACCCACAAAATATTTAATCGCGCGTTAGATGACGCCAACTCGGCAGCGAATCGTTCAAACTCGCTTTTTTGTACTGCGGATTCAGGAACTGCAAACTATTTTTCTGCTAATGGCCGTCAACTATGGATAGTATTCCCTACTGACGGATATCATTATGCATTTGCAAGAGACGTGTACGATTGGACAAGCGAATGGGGAACTGCATTACTAGATAATATTTCTGATTTAGAAGGCAGTCAGCTTGAAGAGATAGAGAATTTTTTACTTAGTTATCCAAGTAGCTTAGACGGGGCGCCGCAAATGCTACAACTGGCTGCAGAAGATCTTGTATATCGAATTAGTGACCGCACCACAGTAGATGAGGATTTAGCGACTGCTGGACAATCGGATACCGAGGTCATGGTCACTGGTACGCCAATACTGCATATCTCGAGCTTTTTTTACAACACGTGGATGAAATAATGAGACTGAAAAATATACTTGAGGATAGGAAACTACTTCCAGACAACGTTATAATTGCTTTTGAAGGTATCGCTGATGCCCAGCGGAGCGGTCCCGAACAAGTCATGTTGAGGATACAGTTCCACAATGTTGGTGGTGTGCTGAATCCTATTGTTGAACACGTTGGTGATATCTCACATAGGATGACAGAGCATGCGAAGTATGGTGACTACTTGCAGGGCATTGTTTTAGACAAGTGCGTAAAGTCGTTGCGTATACTGGAAAGTCGTTACGGTTTTGTGCGTGAAATGGAAGAAAACAATCGCAGCAATGGCACTGATGTTAATCAGTTAAATGCGTTGTTAATGGAATACGCAAACGCCCACAGTAAAATCCCTGCTTACAATCCTGCGCAATATGCAGCGCGTGAGGCAGCGGTAAGCGTAGGTAAGCAAGACTGGAATAAGGCAATCGACCACCTCAAATACATAGTGCGTATTATTGAAGATGGTTTGTATAATGAGATTGCTAGTAGTTATGAGGTCAAAAACGGCGAACTAGTTTTGCTATGACGTTAGCATAGCCTGCTCAACCATCAAATTCATTTGAACTACTATAGCCACAGCGTAAGAGTAGCTGTGTGCCTTTTTAAAATAATAGCCGTCCTCAGGCTTGATCCAAATTTCTCTATCAATAACACTGCGTGGTTGGTCAAGTAAATATCGCTTTGCAGGGCGTATTAGCGCAAGCACGACAGCGAGATCTTCCACGGACGTAGGCTTGATTGCTTTTACGATATCAAAATGTTCACCTATGTGGAATAGCTTTTCAACAAACTCGGCGTACTCCAGCATCTCCCACATTGGTTTCATTTCAAGTAAACTATTGAGGTGGTCTTCATCGCGCACATTTTTATATAGGCTGTTGTTGAGGAAGTCAAGTTTCATATAACCTAGCTCACCTGCAAGCTTGTGGTCTATGCTTGCAAGCCCAGTTACTGGATCATATGGAATAGGTTGGAAGTATACGCCTGTGTTGTGCTTTACGTACTCGCCATTCTCACGATCTATCCTCGCAGGAATTGCGTGTAGGTTGTCTAAAACTTTGTTGCGGTCGTAAACGTCAATGTCAACGTCTGTTGTAATCTTCATTTCGACATTCTCACAATGCTATGTGCTATGATAGAATCCAACAAAAACAAAACACAAACTAAGCCGAAAATCATAATCCAAAGTCCTTCAGTAAGTCTCGGATAAACGTGCAATCCTCTTTCTTTAGTTCAAACTTTAATCGCCAAATTTTGGGATCAACCAGCGATGAGATCATGTCCGCTTGTTCTTCGGATAGTCGTCCCCACAGGGAGTCAGATGATTCTGCTAAATAGAGAACCCACGGAGAAAGTTTACCCATCTTGATAATGTGTGCTGCCTCGGCTGGCGCAACCTCTCGGAAAAAGTCCGTGAAGTCTTTTCCTTCGGCTTCGGCCCATTGTTGCATCGTATTAATGCTTCTCTCCACACCTCTGTCTGCTGGTTCCTTCTGTAGTAAGTCAAGTATGTACGCTTCATATATTTTATCTTTACACCAATCTCGTTCTTTAATGCCATTACGGAAAACAAAATCCACAAAACGGCCTTGATCCACTGGGCGTAAGTCCATCAAGTGACGGGCAAACTTGATGAAGGTCGTATAATACTTACTCGCAATAAAATCTTCGATAGATTTGGGTTTCTTCGTAGCAGTATTTATCTCAAAGAACCTACGAAACAGCTCTAATCCCATCCTACTTGCTACGCTATCTTTATCGAGGTGTCTCCGCTTCTGTGTACACATATGCGCGGCGAGTGTGCGCTCCGTACTAAATGCACGTTTACAAAAACCACAGTTGTGTTTATTTTCCGAAGATTTCACTGACTTGTTTTTCGTCCAGTCCATAATCTCTCGCAAGGTCGCGGAGTTCATCTGCATTGTTTATCTCTTGTAAAAGTTCTATCTCATCTCGCTTGAGGTGTGGATAGCGTTCTGTTAGAAATTCTTGTATCTTATTCTTTGCTTTCTTCTTGCTGGGTGGTATCCAAGGATGAAACGCATTAGAGCCCGCACCACACACTGCTAAGAGTTTCCACTGTAAATCGGGGTGGGCTGTGAGTGAGCTAAAATTCACGTTTACAATATCGTTCACCATTAGCAGGTAATGAGATGAAAGGTTACCTTGTGCTGCACTTGCATAACGCATAGCCAACCAAGGTGAAAACACTTTCTTCTCTTCATCTGACAGCCGCGTGTAAAAGTCAAAGTCGTTATTGTCTAACGCACTCAACATCTCTTTAAGCGGTATCTGTACTTTCTTTGCCATAACTACTCTTTTAAGTATAACACATTAGCCGCCAAATAGCAATGCCATATCCAGCGGATCAGGAACTTTATTTCCTTCTTTTACGAACAGTGCGCATTTTGGGCGGGGCTTCTGTTCCAGTGGCATTACCAATACATTACCATTCTTTAGCTTAGGGAAGAACCATTTTACATCAGCGTATATATTAACAATATTTACTTCCAGTGGTATTGGAACAAGGTGATGCAAGGGATTAAATGCCACTGTATGAAAGCCTCGATCATTTAAGCTTGTGAGTGGCATAACTTCCATGTCGGAATAACTGTCATCGCAAACAAGCATTGACCAGTCCAACGGCATTGGAACTCTGAATTCACCCATCTCTAATACTACTGCTGGTGCATTAAACGATTCTAAAAATATGAGAGGTAACCAATAAAAATCTATGTTTTTAGGATTTGAACAATCCAATACACAATACCTCAACCCATCCACTTCCTCGGGTACGCAATCGAGGTTATAAGGAAGGTTCTCCTCTGTTAAAATTAACATTACAAATACTCCACTTTGGTTACTTTGAAAGGATATTGTTTATCCTTATAATACTTCTTTCGTTTTGTTACATGTCTCGCTGAGAATTTGCATGTGGATGCAATGTCATACACATTCACAAAATCCTTATCGTCAGCTTTTCTAATGCCGCGACCAATACTCTGTACAACGCGCACAAAGCTCTTGCCTGGTTCTAGCAAATACAAATTAAAAATGCGGGGAATGTCAATACCCACTGAGGCGACTCCGTACGTTGCTATAATAATTTTGCTTTTGGATATTGCAACTTCGTCATACGTGTCGCGTCTGTCATCGCTGCCTGTTACACCAGACACAAACACTGGGGCGGTTTCGCCTTCAAAACCCTTCTCGTTAAAAATGTCCACAAGTGCCTTGCCAGTTTTGATACGCTGAACTAGTATCAACACATTGCCTTCTACGCTCTGTGCTAATGCGTGATCTGCTAACCATTCTAGTCTACGCTGGTCTGTAACGAGGAACGAGAGTTCAGATTGATAGTTGGCGTACTGTCCGTAGTCTTGCAATTGCAAAATGTCAATGTGCAAGTTTGCTAGTATGCCTTTGTCCTGCAAATCCTTAGCAGCAATTTGATTTATTAGCGGACCAATGGACGCGACCAATGCAAGCGAATCAAAATCGTCGTAGGGGATGGTACCCGTAAATCCCCACCGCAGCGGCATGTTAGCAAACACGCTGGTCATTAGTTTCTTTAGCACATCCGCTTTTGCACCGTGGCACTCATCAACCATAATACAAACAACACCTTCGAGGAAATCGTCAATCGAGATCTCAGGATCGTAATTTTTTGATTTTTTGTTGAGGGACTCCAAGCTTTGCCATGTGCATATTGTGTGTGTCTTTGTGTACTCTTTTTCTCCACCGTATAGCACACCTACGTCCAAACCTAATGCCAAATAGTTTTTGTGCGTTTGCTTTACTAGGTCAACTGACGGGACAACCACAATAGACCTACCGTACTGCTCAACGCGCTGCGACAATGCTGCTGTCACAATGGTCTTACCTGCGCCAGTGGAAATCTCTTGCAAACCCTGCGGCGTCTCTAACGCGCAATTGATGATCTCAACTTGGTAATCTCGTAAGATGATTGGCTCGCCTGCTTTGTCGTGCCAGTCTGGCCAAACGTGATCGCTGTAACTATTTTCATCTACTCGCTCAAACTCAAAGTTAGGCATTGGTTGACGGTTGTCTACAATGTCTACCTCATAACCCTGATCGTGTACAATGGGGAGTAATCTTTCTAGCAAATTTAGATAGCTACGGGCACCTATATCGCAAAAAGATACTTTACCATCCCACCTACCAAGCTTGAACGCTGGTGTATGTCTTGCATATGGCAACAGGAAGCTCAACTCATTGGTGAGCTTTCGTCTTGTTATTACATCAAGATCATGGAATTTTATGTTGACCTCATCAACAATCTCGAGAACAGTTCTTTTCATAACGTTTATTATAACATACTTATCTGGTAAATACAAGAGCTAATACAAAAAGGAGTAGCATGATCAAAGTATCTAGGGGTACCCGTCGGGTTCTGAAGGCTCATCGTAATGTGCTAATGGCAAAGAGTAATGTCGTTGCTGTTGGAGTAGGTGAAGAGACTGTAGACGGTAAGAAGACTGGACGCGAAGCAGTTATTTGTTTTGTGCAAAAGAAGATGCCGCTGGAGACTATTTCGGCGCAGGATATTGTCCCGCAAGCTTTAGATGATGGTGGCAGTCCGGTTGCAACAGATGTGGTCGAGATCGGATTGGTCAAGGCACTAGCAGTAGCGGATCATAGGAGAAAACATCGGCCTATTGTCCCAGGCATTAGCGTAGGTCACTATAAGATCACTGCTGGTACGTTAGGTTTGATTGTAGAGAAAGATGGCGAGGCGCACATCTTATCCAACAACCACGTACTTGCTGATTCTAACCATGCAGCATTAGGCGATAAGATATATCAGCCAGGTCCATATGACGGTGGAAACACAACATCTGAGGTCGCAGTTCTTAGCCATTTTGTTCCTATACATTTTGACACAACTAGCGAAAACTTAGTAGATTGTGCGTTAGCAAGGATCAATACAGCCGTTGTTGTGCCTCCACCAGAGCCACCCGTGGATGAGCCACCTGTGACACCGCCAGCTCCTGGCGACAGTTCAGGCAGAAAGTGGTGCCCACTAACGAGGGCGTTTATTGCGGTTGGTAATGCTGCATCTAAAGCTTTAGGTAGCGGCGTCCGTGTACAGGCATATAGAGTAGACTCGCAAAACACAGTCACAGTAAATGGTGACCAAGTCAACTCCGACCCGCTTGTTGATGCACTAGAACCTATCTCATTTACTAACGAGGTGCTAGACATGGGTGCCATTAGCGGTGATGTGAATTACATAGTGGACGTTGGTGACATGGTTCAGAAGTCAGGTCGGACAACAGGTTTCACACAAGATGAAATTATTGCTACGGACGTGACAGTAGACGTTGACTATGGCGCTGATGGTACAGCGCGGTTTACGAATCAACTTTTGGCAGGACCGATGAGCCAAGGTGGCGACAGTGGTTCAGTAATTTTTAACGAGAATAAGGACGTGGTTGGTTTGCTTTTTGCAGGCAGCGACACAGTGACAATTTTCTGTCCTATTGAGGCAGTCTTTACCAAACTAGGAATTACAAGGATACTATAATGAACGACATGAGAAAACTTTTAGAGTCTGTACGTAGGATTGAAGAGGACAACATTTTTGAGGGCGAGCAGAAACGATTGCGCACTGAAACTGGCACTGCTACATTGATGCCAGATGGCACAATGGTTGTTAACAACAGCGGATATAAGCAACGCCTAACTGTTGAACAGGTTCGTGCGGCTTGGTCGGGAGCAGAAAGACTTCCCTTAGATCCAGAAACTCTTGCTGAATTAAGAGATGAAGGCTTCTCGGAAGAAGATATAGAAGATTCACAAGCGACATACGATGATGATTACGGTTGGTATGACTTTGGTGAAGAATTACACGTTATACCAGACGCCGAAGATTTCGGCTTACGCGAGTCCGCAGAAGAATATACTCCAGAACTTGAGGATGATGCTGAGATCATAGCAGACTTTGTGGTCAAACTACAACGCAGGGGCTTGGAACCTGCTCAAATTGTGAGCATTGTAAAGATCAAGTTTGGTCCGAACGCAGCAAAAGAAGTTAGTGATGATTTTGAAGACGCGGGTGATTTGGAAGATTGGAACAACGCATCATTTACCGAAGACGTAGTTCAGGGGCCCTGGAAAGCAAAAGAAGAATTGAGCGAAAATGATATTCAAATAATTGATTATCTAATAGACGTTATAGATTCTAGTGGTAATCTTATTTCTGCTTCTAGTGCTATAGCTAATAGTCTTAAGGGCGATGTAGACGCAGCCAAGAAAATCGAAGCCACAGTTGATCGTTTTGTAAATGCTAAACCAGATCATTCGTATGCAAAAAAATTAACTAACACGATGCGCGCATTACGTCATGCACTTGACTACAGTGACTTCGGAGATTGGAACGAGTCACTTGATGAAGCTCGTTCAGGATTTACAAGATATAAAAACGAAGTGTTAAAGGCTTTAAACTTGAAAGGTACCTTCACAGATGCGGTCGCCGGCGGGTATCGTGTTAAACTTTGGGTTCCTAGGAGCCAAGCAGCAAAGAAAAGAGATATGGCAGAGATACGCCAAAAGCTTGATGACCTTGGATACACGGATGTTCGAGTTGAGATGAGAGGATTTTCTGATTGGGGTGTGAAGGCATGGTTATGTCTTATCGTTCCTATGAGTTACGATAATCCTGTAAATGAAGCTTGGGGTGGAGGTCCTGTAAATGTCCCAAAGTTTGATACTGAGGAAGAAGCAGAGCGTTTTGTTAGTAGCTTAGGTCCAGATGATACAGTAGAGAATGACGTTGTAAATCCTGAAACTGGTGAGGTTCTGTTTGAGCCTGGTCAGACTAAGCGCACAATGTACAGCGGACAGTATAAGGACGAACAGGGTCGCAGAGATGCAATTGAGCCTTGGGTACCAACAATCTCGGCTGGTCGTACTATCGAGGATGCTTATGACTGCTTAATCTCATTACGCCATGGTGATTTTTACCATGTTGTGTGGAAGAATATTGCTGACCTTGTAGACGAACCAGACCGTTGGATGGACAAGGATTACGACGTTGACTACGAGGTTCCTTATCTTATCAAGCGTAAGGATGGTGAGAAGCTCACACTAGATGATAGGGACAACTTTAAGGAGCTTGAGAGAGCTGTTCTTAGAGCCTCCACAATGCAAAACGTTGGCATCCAATACATGGGTGCTAGTAACGAAGGCACTGTGGCAAGGTTCATGCCTACATTTAATTAAAAAGAAAGGGGCGTTAAGCCCCTTCCTTTATTACCCTTCATATTTTTTCTTTAGTTCCAAATATAATTCATACCTTGCTTTCTCTTGCTGAATCTCTGCTTCGGCTTTACGAGTAGCTTCGTGTTCTTTTGCAATCCGTTTTTGTTCTGCAAGTTTGGCATCTTCTAATTCTCGCCAATTGTCGAGATATAAATATGTCGCTGGGATTGTGTACCACTCGCTACACGCTTCTCCACACCAATATGATGATTCGATATATATCTCACCTTCAGCAATACCATCGGCTTCGATATCGACGTTGTCCAGCGTTCCAGTTCCATATTCTTTCAAATAATCTTTAGCTAATAGTCGTGCCCGTTCTTCAAGGAAATTATATCCGCCAACCGCCGCTATATATTCTTCTTTGCTCATGTAAGACATTTAAGCTACCTCCTCATTGAGGTATTCTTCCAATATTTGAGATAGTTCAACATATACTTCAGTTGGTAATTCTCCAAACGGCAGAGCTAATTTTTTTCTATAGTTAGCTAGATGTTTATAGCCAACTGTCGCATCCATATACTTTGGTAAAAAATATCTTGTATTCCACATTATGTGGGTTAGGTTTGCTGCTAACCCACAATACACATCTTCTCCTTTAGCAGGTGTGAAACCTCTGTCGGCCGGGTAGCCGCGCAACAGATTATAGAGCATGTAGTGTTCTGGGCCGAGCGCCGTAAATTTCGTTTTGGCGTATACACGATCTGCGGTGGAGGGTGCTAGCCAGTACGTAACGTCTACGTCCTCATACCATACGAGTTTGCCGTTGTTGTGGAAGTCCTTCCACGCCTGTCTGAATTTTAAGTAGTCTTCTTTTGTAGCAAAGAACCGTGTCTTCGCGTCTTCGATTTGTAAAGTTTTCATGTTAGTCTCCTAATTTTGTGTTATTGATTTGCGATTGCTTTTTGATGGGTCAATAACAATTAGGGACCACGAATAAAATATACCTACGTCATAATTTTCTCCTTTTGTGTTTTCATTATATATGTATTTATTACTTTGCGTTCCAACGCCTGCGTATTTGCTTGTTAACAATATAGTCCAGTGCTACAAATGTCATAATAATGCCACTAAAGAATAAACCTTTTGCTGCATTACACACGATATTTTCTTTCTTTTTCACTCTACATTTTCATCTGGAGTTTGATTATACGGTGTCATCGTTGTATATTCAAATTCTATGGTGTGATTGGCAATTAAGGGATCTCTTTGGCCATAGTTAAATTCAAAATTATGCGAAGTGACTTCGCCGTCAAATTCTAACATATAACTTGGGGAATTTGCTCCGTCGAGACTATCAATAAATAATGCGGTGTTAGATTGTTCAATCAGCATTATTATTGCTTCATGTAACAATGTATCAACTGCATCTTGCATTAGTGTAATGACCAACCGCTTGTTCTTATAGTCTATCTTAATTATTTGGGCTTGTGTCGTAAGTCGGTCGGCTTGTTCTTTCGCAAGACTCGGAACACGGAGTCTCCACCGATACGGCAATTGGGGTAGTAATATTCCTGACATTTCCATACTTTTATTTATCATTCGATTTTCTGGTATTTTCTTGGTCCTGCTTTTTATCTAAAGGATGTGTGTCTAACGCACGAAACGCCTTGCCCCATCGCTTCGTTGTTCTCGGAAGCGTGACTGTCTCTGCCCACTTCTCTAGCCTTTCCGTAAAACTAATTGCATCCTTCTTCTTCACTTCTATTTTCCTATGTTTGGCGCCCCGTAGAGGAATCGAACCCCTGCATGATGCGATTTAGAAACGCCAGCTCTACCATTGAGCTAACGGGGCTGTATTACATCTCTGGTTGCTTGTACTAACTCATCCAACGTGTCTACTTGTGTAACGCCGTAACGTTCGCACACAATATCCACATTGCCTTTCCTATAAAATCCTTCAGGGCAGCATACAATCATCTTCCCCGTTTTTGCAAACAACCCCAACTCCAATAGCGTTATTGGCGCCTTTGTGTTAGGGTCAAAATACATTAGGATAACTGTCACTCTTTCTAAATGGTGAAGCCCCCATCTCACTTGTTCTGCAAACTGTTCGTTGTCTATGGACTGTGTCCATGTGTTATCCCAATCATCGCGTCGTGGGTTGTAGATTGCTACATCCAAGTCTTTAAACTCTCTCACCATGCGTTCTTGCCAATTATCTGCCTTACCTAATTCAATACTACCAGCAAGGAAAATTGATTTACTTGTGCGATGAATATCTGGTAAGTCGGCTGGTGCTTTAATGTGGATCATAGTATGACTTGCGTAAACAAAACAAACAACGCACCTATTGCGCCGCCTAATACCGTAATTGCAAAATCAACGGGGTCGCTAGTGTGTGTTTGCGGGTGTCTTGCATCAAACTTTTCTTTCCCCCAACCGGCACCGACGACAACCAATAGCGAAATTAGTAACGGTAATGTTAGCATCGTAAGCGATAAAACAATTGCATATCCTATTAGTAAGTGACCTACAGCATCACATCGTAATGCCGTTAAGCGATCATAAATTTCTCTAAACATCGTTGTCTCCTAGGTATTAGCCCGGGGAAATCCCCGGGCTAATTTACTCAGTCATCTTAGACCGGAAGGTCTACCCAGCCCGCAGCAATAGCGCGGTAGCCAGCAGCAACGACAGCACGGGAAGGTGTGCTTAGACGATAAAATGTCTTAGTGCGACCCTTGGTGTCTGTGTGCTTGTTCGCATAGATAGCATAGCCGTCCATACGTAGCGAGCTAATTGTAGCACTAACGTTGCCCACGTCAAAACGTGTCGCAATCTGAGCCTCGGTCAAGCCGCGGTTCGTGTTCTGTAGTGCTTCTAGTACTCTTTCCTTCTTCGTAGCCGTGTTAGTTGTATTCATAGAAAATATTCTCCTGTTTAATGGTTAGCCTTTATTATACTGCATTTAGGATCACTTGTCAAGCACAAGATAAAAATAAACCAAATAAAAAGGCGCCTAGCGCCTCTTTATCTTACACGGTTGTTCTCTTAGTCCAAAATCACCGCGTTATCGAGGTTACTCAGCTTGTAATGCCTGTTGACATTTTCCTGACCAGCAACATACACGTTGCCTGCTTCGATTTTAGACACGGTTCGGAACACCAGACCAGGAGCAAACGATCCCATTGCCTTTGCAACAACAAGTTCCTGACCCACTTCAAACTTACGTCCGCGCTTATCAACCAACTTAGTCATCTTCGTTCTCCTTAGGCCGCAGCCAGTTCACGTTTTGCAATAGTCTTACGGATCAGACCGTTCTTGCTGAGAAGAGTCTCGTCAGCAATCTCAGCCCACGCACCCTTAGTCGAGGCAATCATTGCCAGGTCTGCAACCTTCAACACGGTACGCAGTGACAGTTCGTGCAAGTAGTCCACGTTTTCGTACACGTAGTCAACCACATCCTGCTTCTGAGCCTCAGTCAAGTTATGCTTATTAAGCATGCCAGCACCAACCACGTGCTTCACACGCAAGAGCTTCTCGCGCAAAGAGTCGATACGCAAGTCCATGTAATGTACACGCGACATGATCGCTTCCAAGTGACCAGCGATCTTTGCGCTACGGCAATGATCGAATTTCGTGTTGGTCAGGAAGATGATCGAACCTTCGTAAACAAACGAGGTCGGGATGGGGTCGCCACCTTCGTCTTTGAACACGCGATCCTTCATCCAGCAGATGCGGCGCTTGGGCTTGGTGTCCATTGCAGCCTTCAGCATGTTCAGTTGCAACTCGTCCCAAAAGGCGCTGTCGCAATCATCAAACACTAGTACCTGGCCAGCCTTCTTGTTCTCGTAAAGCTTCTTGTAAAGACCAGGGGCAGACGTGCCGCCAGTCACTAGCTCGTAATGCTCGGGCTCCTGACGGATCACGCGCATCATGTTCTTCTTCTCCAGCGTCTTCTCAACGCCGTAGGACTTGCCGATACCAGCAGGACCAGAAATCACCAGACCGAGGATCTTGCCGTCTTGTGCGGCAGCGGTCATAGTGTCTACGAAGCTAAAGGTCTTCTCAAAGCGATTGATGATTTCCTCATCAGTCTCTTCAAATTCTTCTACGACCTTGTCCTTGCCCTTCGGGGCATGGTACTCGCCGGCCAGCTCGCCGAACATCTCAAAGTCATCTTGTGCGACCTTGACCCGAGCCTTGTCACCAGCGCCTTCAATCGAACCATCATTCACAACAGTAACAAAGCCGCCGTTGACGCCCAGCTTCCATTCTTTAGCAAGCTCAAAAAGCCCTTCAACGGGCTGGTTGCGGTACGTGCCATTAGTGATCTTAATCTGTACAGTCATTTGTAGTCCTTTGTGTTTTGCTTCTCAGTATCATAATTATATGATCTATTTGGTTGGAAGTCAAATCTAAAACATCTTAGAAATCAAAGACATATAAACTAATTTGGTAATTGTAAGGAAATCAAAGACTTACAAAACATCTTTTTCGCTCTGTAAGTCTTTGATTCTATTGCGGTTCTTGTAAGTCGTTGATTTTAGATTTACTGTTTGGACATTATTTTGGTAGGTTGGTATTTAGGTTGGCTAAAAAATCTTCTTTATAGCCCCTTGCGCTTGCCAGTTCCCATTCTTCTTTGTTGCTGCGCCAAACTGCTTGACCGTGGACTTTTAGCCAGCCTGTTGCTAACAATACGTCAAAGTCAAATTTTCTTAATGCATCTCTACACTCATTTAAGCCTGCGCCGGTCATCTCACGCGCAAACTTCACTTTCTCTGCCTGGCCCATGTCTTCTTTATATGATGGTTGCATCGTCCATACCTGCTACACGTAATTTCACAATGTTGTTTAGCTGGAAGTTTTTGCTGTCTAGTGCTTTATGAAAGCCCAGCCATTGATTACGCAACATGGCAAACTGGTTTACAATCATGGAAAGATCAACAACGTCAGGGTCACCGTCAATATACTTTTCAGCATCTCTACTGCTAAGTGCCCGTTGGTAATGTTCAATGAAGTGTCGAAACTTTTCTGATCGTTTCTTTCTTAGTTCAATGTTCAAGAATTCTAATATGGCTTCTATTTCTTGTAACTGGTTGTAGCGTAATTCAACTACGCCAGGCAACTCCGCAGAAATCCTTTCAAGGGGTTTTCCACGGAGCTGCAAGTCGTGTAGTCGAGCATCGCCCAATTCAGTTTCAAAGTAATCCATAGCATCTGGGATATGTGCCATGTCATTGCTTACTTTGTTATACCAGCCTGCCATATTATCGTACTCTAGCCAATCCGTTTTCCATTGCCCTAACAAACAAGAGTGCTCTCGAAGCTGTGCGCGGAACGCGCGCCTTCAATTGCATTGCTCTTGTGTTGACACCAAAGTTCTCAATTAGCAAATTATGTAGCTCAGAAATTATTGCTGGCTGCACAATTTCACCTATTAAAACTTTATCTTGCAATACAGTTGTGCGCATTTCAAGCAGTGTAGCTTTAGCACCTTCCATATCTTTCGCTGTTGCGTGTGTCTTTAAGTCTTCAATTAATTTATGCATTACCAACCTCCATCCTCATCCTCGTCCTCATCCCAGGATCCGAGTCGGCTTTTAATTGCAGCCCTTAGTGCTTTATCTAGGTCTGGATGTACCTCAATGCCGTCAATGAAACCAAATTCATCGCATACTGCTATAACGGCATCTGCTGCATCCATGCGATCCTTTGCACCAATAAACGGCTTTAGTCTTGCCCATAGTTCAATGATAAATTCGTCTTCTGTCATTCTGTCTCTTCCTCTGTTGATTCTTCTGGGTCAACATCGCTATCAGCTTCGTCTCGAGCAGTTACCTTTTCGGTTATATTATACGTTGCTGCTTTTTTAATGCTTACAAACTCTTTCATAACCTTGTCGAGACATCCACCATCATTCTTATTCCATGCCTTCTGGAACTTCTTAACTTCTACTCCATCGACAGGTGAAATATAGATGTAGCTGTTGCCTGATTTTGTTAAAATTCCCATCTCCAATAGCATATCAAACATACCGGAGTATGGATCCATGCCAGTGTCGTAAGGAATATTTATCTTAACCTGCTCAAAAGGCTTCGCATAGCGACTCTTTGTAACTTTACATGCCGCGCGTATACCGTTCACTTTTGAAACCTTGTTGCCATCTTCGTCCAGCTTCAGTTTCAGTTTCTTCATTGCGACTACAATGCTTGAGGCATAGATGAATCCTTGTCCACCGCTGATCTTGTCGTCAGGATCAAACATATCCTGCGAGGCGTATGTGTGATTCGTAGCAATAAAGCCAATGTTCCATTGTGCAATTCTTGCGACAGTTGCGCGAACCAATGCAGCTAGTGCCTTCGGCTTACGACCCATGTCACCTTTCATATCACCGCGTTCAAACTGTGCTGTGTCTGTTGGAGTGGATAGCATACCTAGCGAATCAACAACAAACATAACTTTTGGTCGGTCTGCTTGGTCAACGCTTGCATACTGCTCTTTGTAGTCTTTAATGAATTCATGCACGATGCTTGCAACTTCATCTACCATGCTAATACTTATACGCATTAGCTTGTCTTCGGCGGTGTCTACACCAACAGCCTTCAGCCATGCCTCATCTAGTGCATTTTCTGAGTCAAGCAATATGACAAAGATGCCTTGTGCTTGTGCGTTGCGCACAAGATTTCCTGCTGCTATGTAGCTCTTACCTGCGCCAGATTCACCAGCGAAACAGGTTACCTTACCGAGGGGGATTCCGCGGTCGAAATCGCCTGAGATAAGATAGTTTAGACAATAGTTGCCTGTACTGACCCATGTGTCGGGATCGTGAAAGCCCGCGCTAATGCCGTCAATACTTTTCGTAATATTCTTTCTAAATTTAGTAGGGTCAAATGGTCTTGACATGATATAATTCTCCTGTAATAAAAGTGGGGAGGGGTTACCTCCCCACTACACTCACTTAGCTATTAGTCTGGCGACTCTTCAGTCGAGCTAACATATCCTTCACCTTATCGTTAGGGGCTGTTTCTGCTGGAGCCGTAGTGACTTCAGCATCTACTGCCGCTTCTGGTGCCGGGGTTACAGGAGCTGGTGCTTCTGCTGCTGGCGCTGATGCCTTTACTGGCGCAGCTGGAACAGCATCATCTTCTTTCCACTCTAGTCCGTATGGACGATAGTAATTAGCCCACTTAGCTGGATCATACAGTTCACCGGCCAAAGACGCTTCAAACATCTCACGGATTGCATTAATGCCGTCAGCCGTTGGGCGTGCTGGCATCCAATCTTCAAGTTTGAACAAACCAAACTTTTCGAGCTGCTCTGCTTGTTCTTCGCTTAGAGCTGTTTCCTGTCGCGCCCACTTAGACGTACTGTAATCGCTGTATTCGCCTTTCTTTGTGCGCTGAATACGGAAGTCAGTACCGTTTAAGTAGTCCGTCGGTGAATTCAACATATCAGGATCACTTAGCGACTCTTTAATAATGTTAAAGATCTGTGGTCCGATGATGAACCTACGGATTGGGTTCTCGGGAGCTGCTTCGTTTAGTGGGTCTTGGTTTACAAAGCCTTGGAAGAAATATGAACGCTTCTTCCAATAACGCCTTGCTGTTTCCTTCATCTCAGTATCATTCCACCAAGGGCGGATTTCTGCTGTTACTGGGCAAGTGTCGCCCCACATCTCTACGCATGGTACTTTAATGGTGATAGACCTATTCTCGTCTCCACCCTTCACACCTGCGAATGTGAGATTAATCAACTGCCTTTCCTTCCAGAAAAAGACGTTATCTGGATCGGCATCAGGTAGCAAACGAACGCTTACGCTTTCGCCGACTGGGATGTTCCAAAAGGGGTATGTCAAGGAAGGTTCGTTACTCCGGGCTCCGCCTGCCCTCTTATCTTCCATTTGCTTTAACTTCGCGCGGATTTCTTCTAATGTTGCCATGATTGGTATTCTCCTATTTATATTTCCAAAATGCGTTCCTTGGGTGCCCTACAACAACTGCATTATGTCTGTTGCAAGTTTTTTAGGTTACTGTATAACGCATTGCACTATTATACTATACCCTAAGCAGTTTGTCAACAATAAATTCATGTTTTTAAAAGAATTATTATCAACTGTTTTATTTATCACTCACAGAATAATAAGGCCGTAAAAACGGCCTTAAAAGTATAGTTTTATTTTTAGTCTTTTAAAAGAATAAATTCCAAAGTTGATCTATAATTACACCGCTTACAAAAGAAACACCAAAATACTTCTTTGCCCATGCCCATAATATAGCTTGTCTTACTTTGATCCATGCACTCTTTACTTTATCCATGTCCATAATTTTATTTCCTAAAAATATCGTCGGATGTATATTTGTCTAATTTTGCTGCTAGAGATTCTGTTAAACCTTCAATTACGTCACCACATTCTTCCACTTCAACTTCTGTCTCATCTTCCTCATCAACTTCCTGTGCGTTTTCTAGCACGTTCTTGATGATTGTCTTTTCAAACTTGTTTAGCTCGTTGCCTTCAATTAGCTTGCCAGCAACACGGTTCATAAACTTAGACAAGTCATTTTCGGTCACTGCGCGTTCTGCTATGCTACGTAAGCGATAGCCCATCTTTTGGGTTGGGTTGTCAAACTCTAACACATCGGCTTCCGATAGTTCGGTTGTGCGCTTGACCAGGAATGGCGTCTTACTTGTCTCCACAAGCTTATCTTTCCATGCTTGTTTCTCTACTACAAATTTCTTAACCAAGGGAAGTACCTCACTCATTTTTTCGTCAAATTTTCTAACGGTGAACAATTCTTTTAATTCATCTGTATCTTCGTCTATAGCACCTTCAGATTCTTTGATGCTTTCCTTTACGCTGTGGTATGTTTTTGCGCCAGTTAGCTTACCTAGCTGCCGTTTCAAATCAAACACATTTTCTCTGACCAATGCTACAACGTCTTCGCTGTTCTCGTTAATAAGCTTGTTAGTCTTTGCATAACGCATAAACTCATTTAGCTTGATTAGGTTGCCTGAGGATTCAATAATGTACTGGCCGATAACGTCCTCAAACGAACCACCTTCGTGCATATGACGAGCCATTGCTCTTGCACAAGGTAGGCAGTTATGAGGGAAGCGGCGCCGCTCACCGTTCTGCTCCAGGAAGATAGCACTAATGCGACGGCTACGGGATCCGCGCACATCTTCGTCAACAGCAGTACGGTGGCGGGCCACAATCTTTACAGACTCCAAGGTCTGGTAACTGGTTTTGGTGCTGCCATACATTCTCGATAGGGCGGCTTCGCTTAATTCATCCATATCTTTACCTTTATCTTTATATTGTTTAGCTTGGTACGCATAGTCCTTAGGCGTAATTTGCTGTCCAAAGACTTTTACTTGGGATTTCAACATATACGAAGTAGCTAGATTCTTCAATTGTTTCATTATAGAAGCAAGAGTATCTAGATCAATGTGCTTATTTTTATTAAGTTTGATTTCGCGGTTGTCTTCATCTACTGTAACCATATAGTTTGGTTCAGCTACAAAGAATCTGCGGGCTTCTTTGGGGTCGCTTGTCTCACGACCATCTGGTGTGAACATAACGATCTTATGACCGTGGCCCTTGATTATAGCAAATACTTTTTCGGAAACTTTATCGTAGTTAATCATTTAGTGCGCTCCAATATATTGTATTTATCTATTTGGCTAAATAATGATGGGAAGCGGAGCCTCACCTTCCTCCTCAAACATGCCACCCACATCACCACTCATTACGGACTGTGTCTCATCGTCCCACGTAGCAATATGCTGTGCCATTCTAACCAATATAAGCATTGCTGAGATTAGATCATCAGTTTCGCCTACGTTAGCTTTATATGTGTTGCCTGTAGCAATAAAATACTTTAGTTCGTGTATTAGATTCTTGCTATAAATCTTTAGCTTGTCTTGTTCGATCAGCGTCTTCATCTTCGTACATGCTTCAAGCTTCGTTGTGTTCGTAGTGAGATAACCTTTTCTCTTGTTTCTATTAGCAAGGTTCCTGTTTGGATCATGCATAAACGTGCCAGGGAAGCGTTCCTCACCTGTGTCACGTATAACAATCAACGCACCTTCACCTAAGCTATTTGATTCTACAGTCCAATACAATTCTGATTCTGGAGCCCGTTCGCGTATCTCTAGCAGCATAGCACGTAGCACCTTGACCTGATCTTCAATCAGTGTTTGGTTGTTTTGCCATTCCGCAACCTGCTTCATTGACGGTAACTCCAACACCTCAATAGCAGCATTATCGCCACCAGTTCCCATTGACGGATCAAGTGCGAGGCAGTATGTTTTGCCATTGCGGATCTTGTCGTACCAGCGTACTTGTCCTGTCTTCTCAATAGGATCAATGCCGCTGCCACTTAGCAACGTTAGTTTAGCGGAACTAATGAGGGTCTCGGAGAAGGACACGAACATGCACTCATGCTCTCGTTGGAAACGTTCCTCACCAATCTTGTTGCGCTCAATGCTTGCCCATGCTTCATCTCGATCTGGATGTGCTGTCCAGTCTGCATAGTAGCCTTTGAATCCATTTGCACCAATACCCGTGTCGTTACCAAACTGATCCAGTGTCTTTTGTGAACCGTACCAAATCTCAGCAAACTGGTCATCGTCAACGTTTGGTGTTGAAGTGATGATACACTTACCACCTGTTGACAAAGTTGGTGAAATTGAGGTCCAGAACTCACGCGCAATACGTGGTGGCACGAACGCAAACTCATCCAAGTACACAAGCGATAGGGACATACCACGACCAGTCTTCTCAGTAGTAGCCTGTGCCACAATACGTGAACCGTTGTCGAATGTCATGCTGCCTTTGTTGTATTCTGATCCGCCAGCTCGTATATGGTCGGGAATTGACTCATAGCAATAACGTATACGCTGCATAATTTCACTTGCGCCGCTGCGTTGGTGTGCCGCAATGAGGATTGTTGAATCTGGGACAAACATAGCGTACCATAGCAAATAGCCTGCGGCTAGTGTCGTCTTACCAAGCTGGCGACCAATCATTGCTATGGATGATCTGTAGTTGTGGTATACTTCGCACAACTCAATTTGGTAATCGAAAGGATCGAACTTCATACGACCTTTAGTGGCGTGCTGTATGTACATGAAGTTAGACATAAAGTACATAGGACCATTTAACGGGTCACTACATTTAGCTAGTTCATCTAGCATCTCGGGCGTATAAGATACTAACGCTCCGGGTTTCTTTACAAATTTATTATCTGTGTACATAATAGTATTTATCTAAAAAGAAACACACCTTTCATAATAAAGAAAGGGGCATTGCCCCTTTCTTTTTGATACGCTCACATAATTTGTTATCGGTTCGGATACTTTTTCTTGTATGCTGCTGAATTCTTAATTTCGGCGTCCCTTGCATCTGCTGCGCTTAGTTTCTTAGGTGCTTTCTTTTTCGCTGCAATATCTTTCCTTCTTTGGGTAGCAGAAACGCTTTTGTTTGACTTTCTAATAAACGTTGACATTTCGTGTGAATATCTATTTAGCACTTCCATTCGATCTTCAAATTGCGAGGGTGACTCCGACTCTTTAACCCAGCCAACAAGTTTCTTGAGATATTGTGCGCGTCTATTAAATGCTATCACACTTGATGGATGCTCGCTAACCAACGTATTACGAACATCTGCAATCCATGTATCAATCACACTGTCAGACATATTAGCACAGAAGTCAGTATATTCCTTCTCTATTGCCTGTTCCATCATCTCTTGCTCTAGGCGTTTGAAATATGGGAGTTTTGCAATAAATTTATACGTTGCAGTCCTTATATACTCTAGCGCATCATTGCGCAGAGCCTCTAGCGCGTTGGCCATATCGCCTTCAACTAGATTTTTTTTTCGATCTGCTTTTACGTAGTCGGCATATTCTCTAATATATTTTTCGTGTAATTCGCTTGTTGCTTCATCTACTTTTACGCTAGTATACATAGGGTTGTCGCCATGCTTGGCTCCGCCTGGACCAGCTTTGCGTGTTGGTGAGGATGTAGCACCCTTAGGGAAATAATCCTGTCCATCAGCAGTATGTTGGTCTTCGTAGCCGTTGCCGAGGTCTTCTTCAATTTCTTCTTCCTCTTCGTTAAAACGATATCCGCTCCTTGCATACTCATCTTGGAAATCAAATTCATCAAAGTCTTCGTCGTCGCCAACGTCAACAATACGGTCATCAGGAGCATCGAACTCGTCGTCTTCTACAGTGTCGTACTTGCCCCTTGGCTTTGCTTCTTTAGGGCTGGCTAGATAATCTTCTTCTACTTCAAAATCATCTTCGCGCACTTCCTCTACGTTCTCGTCACCTGGCGGGAACTTGCTAAGAAACTTAGCAGGTGCACTTTTACAACGCTTTGTAAATTCAAGCATAGTTGTTGAAGAACGCAAGTATTCGTGTAGTTCGTCGAGTGCGCCGTGCATAGCTTCCGCTTTTGGGTGTTCATCTGGAATCATTGATCCAAGCTGATCTATAACATTCTGTGACTCGTTTTCGATAACATCTTTTATAACATCTTTGCCTGCGAGGCCGCTTAGTGCGTCTGCCATACGCGCCCGAATGTTAAAACCTTCGCGCACTTCCTCTACGTTCTCGTCACCTGATGAGAATGGGGACATTGTGCCTTCCTCATTATGTAGGCCAGCAAGCTTACGTAGATCATATAAATCCTTGTCCATATCATTTTCCTCAATTGCATCGCGGCTGAAGTTAGTAGCTAGTTCGCGTTGTTCTCTTGATAGTAAATCTTCTGATTCAAACTGGTCGAAATCAGGACGCTTAAATTCACCAGTTACATCCTTCAAACCATGTTCACATGCTTCGCAGCCTTCTCCAAAGCAGTCTTGACAAACTTCGTAAGAACCAGTGTGCTCGTTATCGTCGGAGTCAAATAAACCTTCGATGATCTTCCGCATTTCTCTAATATCTTTGCTCATTTACTTCTTACCGCCTAGCACACTAAAGCCGCCCTTCTCACCAACGTCATCCGCTGCTACGCCTGCACGATCTGTAGTCTGCTTAGGCATTAGTGGATTTTCGATGATGGTTGGCTCGCGTTCATCGCGCTCATCTGCAAGCTCTTTTAGGAACTTGTCGTTATAGGCTTTACCGTACAATGGCTTTTCACCATCGTCTTCGTATTCTGTGCCCATAACTGGTTTGTAATTGGCTTTGAATGTTGGGTCAAGGCGTGCCAGCATTTCTTCTGTGTACGCATCTCGAGGATCCTTTGCATTATATACAGCAATGCCTTGTTGGTTTACACCAACCTTATCGCACAAATATACACGTAGCATATCTGACGCTGCTGGATATCCTAGCACGACTTCGACAATATGTACTTCTGTATTACGCACATTTGGGAAGTCCAATGGGTTCTCTTGGATTGGTGTGCTTTTCCACGCACCAATTGACCGTAGGTCATACTTAGTCAACGCCTGTTCAAGCGCATCCTTCATATCACTCGTAAACTCATTTACAGCAAACTTGAGTTTATATGTATACTCTTTTGCTGATTCCGTTAGATAATAATCTTTAAAATTTTTGCCCATGAAAAGCATCCTCGTTTTATATCGTAGTATTTATCAATTACGCAAGAAAAAGGCGAGATTTATCGTTCGCGAATATGTTTGAGCAATTCGTTGCGGTCGAATTCAGCACCTGAGGATGTTGGGTCTGCGACTCCGGCGGGGTGGCTTCTCTTGACATCTAAATCTAGTTTTGCCTTCTTCAATTGTAGCTCAACCATTTTTATTTTGCGATTGGTTTTAGAGTCCCTCGCTTCCATTGCTGTCTTTAGCATGGTAGCAGCGGCTTCCATCATCTTCGCAGCATGAGCATCGTGGCTGCTAAGTGCCAGTTCCTTACATTCTTCGTACGTTTCAAATGCAGCATCAAAGATTTCGTCCATCTCTTTGTCGTGCATGTGGAGGTCGCCAACAGTCGCTAATGCGTGTTCAATTTTCTCAGTAACCGTAATGGCGTTCATTACTTCCGATTCAACATTGGTTGTTGGTTCGGTTTCAGGTTCATCTTCTTGCATTGGGGCAAGGTCAAATACTTCTTCCAGTCGCTTTGTCATACTAGTATTTATACACTTTTATCTTTTGTGGTTCACAAAAATGTCACTTTCATTGATAATCTTGAAAGTTAGACCGTGTTTTTTGCACCAGGATGCCGCAGCTTTCCATTTAGCAGCATTGATAGCGAGACTTACTTTATCGTAGCGGGATTTAGCTTCCGCTACAAATGTTTGTGAAGCTGGTTTGACCTCAATCAGTTCTTGATGACGATTACCCTTGGAATCTTCATACACCATCAAAAAGTCAGGCACGTACATGCTGCCTTTGCGTGTTACAGGATTCAAATATGGGATTCGGATGCTCTCACTTGCCCAGCTAATAACGCTAGAGTGCTTATCCGCCATACGCATAAACGCAAGCTCCCATGTGCTGCGATAGACGATAGGATATGTACCAACATATTTTCCGGGGTTTGTTGGTGTGAATTTTCCGTTTAGTGCTTTACGTCTACTAGCCATTACGGGATCAAATACCTTGATCGTAGGCTCAATGAATTATCTACTGCAACTGAACCTGATAATTGGTTTGTCGAATCACGCAGTTGGTTGATGTATTTATATGTCTCAGCGGATAGCAATGAAAGTTGGCTGCTGTTGGTGCTCTCAATTAGAGACATTACGCTAACGCCTTGTGCTTTTGCAGCGTCAACAAACACCAGTGCCATAGCCTTTGCAGCTAGCGGTGATGCACCGAGGCGTTCTAAGTGGCCTAGTGCTGATTGGTAGTCGTGTATATTTACGGATGCTGGTGTAAGGCCCTTTGTTAGGAAGCGTTGTACGTCTGCGGCCATAGGTGTTTCGCCACCTTGGCCATCTGAAACTAGATTGGAAAGTTTTCCGCCTGCTTGCTGTGCCTTGACACCTGCGCCAAAGAACCGTACTAACGATGTGCTGACGCGATTAACGGTCATTATCCACCACCGCCACCTGTACCGCGTGTTGGTGGATCTTGGGATGCGTTTGGTGTAGCTTCCGATGGTGTGGTTGTTGTAATGCCGCTAACTACGCTAGTCACCGCACCAGACACTGTAGACTGGAAATTATTTCGGGCAGTATTGTAAACGCTGCGGCTAATTTGATTCGCCGTGGTTCGTAATGCCTGCACTGGGTCAGGATTGAGAGATACCGTGCCTCCGAAAATGCTAGCGGATACTACTGTGCCAATGGCATCTGGGATTGCTCCTACTATGCCGCTAATGGAATCTTCAACTCTTGCTACGTTCTCTTGTCCTATAACTCTCGTAATTGTTGATCCGAGAGGACTAGAAAGGAAATTATCCGCACCCGCAAAGTTTGTTGAAGAGGTTCCGTCGCAATTGACAGTTGGTAGTTGTGGCTCTGGTGATCCAAGATCACGACCGTTCACTGGGGTTCTGATGGTTATTAGGTTCGCCATCTCCCAGAAGTCTCCGTACTTATAGCGGTCTAATTCGTCAGCGTTTAGCGGTTGATTCACGTTAGAGTAAATTACGTCTTCGTATTCAAAGTCCATACTCATTTGTACTAAGCCAGACACATCTTCATAGTCTAGTGTATCGTGTGTAAACTGCCTAATACGTGGACGAATTATAGTTGTGCGGGAGAACCTACCGCCGTGTACTTGGTAAATGTCAATACTTTCTATTAGGTATTTGTTGTCACCAACACGCGCTAAATTATAACCAAAATTATCATTAAACTTGTCAGTAATAATGTCGTTTAAGAATTCAGTACGTTCAAGTCGGCGACCATCTGAGCCAGCAGTCTTTTGTTTTGCTAAACCGTCTTTGAAATAGTATTCATAATACATTTCCCACAGTCGAAGGGTTCGACCTTCGACTGAATCATGGAATGTAATTGTGATGGGATTAAAGTTTAATCGTTTTTGCGATATGCGTTTCTTATTATACTGGTTTAGTATATCAGTGTCCATTGTCATTGACGGCATTATAATGGATTTGACCATTGTAGATACCATGCTTTGATCGGCGTCTGTTAAAAAGCTCCTTACAAACTCTCGTACTTCTCTGTTTTGATCAAAGTTAACACGGACAAAGAATTCAAACTTATGGCGAGGCGTCCCATTGCTGAGATCTGATTTATTAAGACCAAAGGCTTCAACAGCATGATGGGTGTCGCGTAAGCGAACCGTTTGCCCAAAGATGCTGCTGAAGATGCCCTCAAACTGCGCCGCCATATTAGGCCCCTAATTAACCTACGGTTGTGCCGCCAGTAAAGCCATCCAATATATTCGGCATTGGATCACCACCGACTGTTGTACCATCGTTATCATTCGGACCAGATAGTAGTGTTGCGTTGTCATAACGAACCGTTAATTGCAACTTCATGTATTCAGCACCACTCTCATAGTTATACTCATTAGCAACTACGTTAGTTAAGAAGCATCCTGTTAATTCCCAAGACTCTAATTCTTCAGCGTTTGTGCCATCTAACGTATGAATCTGCATACCAAACTTATAGTTCGTACCAGCAACTGGACCAATCTGTTCGTAATGGTTCATTTGACGCTGTACCTGAGAATATACGGCAGATGCAATAGCACCTGTAATATCGTCCCTAACTACTAGGTCAATTGGTTGCCAGGCATGCTTACCCATTACATATGCAATGGAGTTGTAAGAATGTACTGCGGCTTCCTCATGCGTTATGGAAGGCCTTACAACAGACTGTACGTTAGCTGTAAGCTCGCGAAGATTATTATTAGTTCCAAAGTTATTAAAAATAACGCGGAAGCGATATGCCATTCTTGGCTGTAGCATACCTTGCTTGACGCCATCAAGTGGCACGCCAAATTTACTTAAATCACCCATCTAAATGTTCTCCTAATTGAACAATTGTGTATTTACTAATTATTTATCACTTTCTAGCAATTTTTATTCCAGGCATAAAGAAAGCGACATAAAGCCGCTTTCTCTATTCGTGTGAGCCCAATAATTAGGCTAAGCTTTCACCTGTATTACGAATCCTTATTGGAATGTAAATGAACTCAACTGCCTTGACTGGCTGTATAGCAATGTCAATCCATAGCTCGTTGCGGTCGATTCTAGCTGGTGTGTTATTTGATTCATCACACACTACTAGGAACGCATACAGACCACGGAGTGTTACAAGTTCAGCTAGGAAGCTATCGAACTGTGCCTTAACAGCATCGCGCGTTGTGGTATCATTTGGCTCAAATAGGAATGGCTGACCTAGTACCTCAGATTGGAACCTAACAAAGTTAGTCAACCTAGCTACATTGATCCTATCCAATGCCGATTCAACTGGATTACGTGTCTTTTGACCATATACAACTAGTCCGCGACCAGAGATATAAGCAATTGGATTCACCTTATTGGTGTACAATACATCTCTCTGACCTTGGTTTAGTGTAACTGGTGTGTACTCGTCTTCACTTGTTAGGTAACCAACGCTTGCAGCGTTAGAGACTAGACCGCGTGAGAAGCCAGCTGGAGCAAACCACTGATATGCAACCTGGTCGTTATAGGCCATTGTGCGTAGTACAATGTGGGATGCTGGTGCAACCACTTCGCTGCCGTCAACATTTGCTGTCAAGCACGATGGGTAGTAGACACCTAAGTAAGCACTATTGGTTACCAAACCATCATCGCCTGTGCTTGCAGCATTGTTAGCATTTGTTGCCCAATTCTGCAGGTCAGTTGTGTTTGAGGATAGGTGGAATGGTGAGTCACCAATAACGAACGCTGTCTCTTTACGATCTACGTTCAATGCAAGCATCTCGTCCATTAGCTCTGGGAAACCAGGAGCAGCAATTAGGTTAAAGAACACTGTCTCAGCGCGGATATCTTCATTGGAAGCAATTACGCTTGCCATTGCATCAATCACAATACGCTTCACTGCGTCTTGACCCATATATGGGCTACCGTCGGCCTGTAAGCCACTTGCCGATACCCAGCGGTCTACGTTAGCTGATGAGTATGTTGTTGCGTTTTGTGTCCACACCTTAACATTACGACCGCTTGCGCGTGTATTAAATAGCAATGTACCAACTGGGTATGCAGCAGGAAGCGGCGCATCTCCATCTAATGTAGCCGTAGATGCAGCAGTTCCACTACCTGGAACATTTGCAGCGGCGCGAGCATCAGCAAAAATGATACCGTTTGGAGTAGTTTGATCAGCGTTGTCGATCAATACCCACTCGGTGCTCGCAAGGACATACCTACGTATTACCGGATAACCAGTTAGTTGATCTGTTTCAACCCATAGCTCATCACCTGCTAGTGCAGTTCCATCTAGCTGTGTTGTTGGTTCATCGGATTGTACAAGAATCAAATTAGGATCAATGTCATTCCATGCTGAACCAATCTTCTCCATTATGTCAACCGTAAAGCTAGGATCATACCAGTATGTTCCGTATGCTGCGGTTGTTGTTGGAGCCGTTAAACTTACAGCTAACGTTGAGTCATATGTAGCTAACTCGACCATATTAGACGCTAGTACGCCAAGGCCACCAGAACCTGTATAAGCTACAGCACCTACACAAGCGGTTGTCAGACCCATATCTGTAAGAGGAGTTCCAACACCGTTATATAAATAAATATCTTCACCTGCTGTGTTAGTTAATACTATAGCACCATTAGCAGATGTCTTACTTGCGACTACATTAGCTGGTGGTGTTGCATTGATTAGTTGAACTAACTGGTCAATAGTTTCGTCACCAGCCAACGTAATGATTTGGCCGTTTATATAAAAAGTATCAGAACCAGTTAATGTACCTGTTGTAAAACCAGTTACTAAGCCAGTTATTGTAGTTGTCGATTGACCGTTGTGACGGTAAAAAGTTAATGTTGCTACTGGAGTTGCAGTCTCACCAGTATGATCATTATACAAACCAATTAATGTCCCTGCTGCTACAGAACTACCAGCATTAGCGGTGTAAAAATTGGCGCCGCGTCCATCGCCGCCGCCTATGCTATATTCATACCAAGTAGGTGAGGTTTGTGTCACAAACTGACCTAATGTCGAATCCCACATCTTAATAGACGTACTTAATCCAGCGTTTGGTGTTGTGGTCTTAACCCAACGATCTTGAATACTAGGTGTTGGAGTCGGAACAGACGTATGAGGGGAAACAAACACAGAACCAGCAGTATTCACTGCCGACCAAGCATCGCCACCAATCATAAGCCAGGCGCCGCCAAGGCGTTCAAAATATGTTATTGTAGAGGTAGAAAATGAATCATTAATAGCAGCCAAAAAATCACCATTAACAAATCCTGAGGACGGTAGTGTGTCACCGTCGTTGACTACACCATCGTAAAACGTTACTGTCTGCTCTTCCCAAACACCAGTACTGGTAGCAGAGTTCCAAGAGAACAAACCAGGGACAAAGTTATTCATGTCAACCCAGTATGTGCCATTAGCTGGATCACCAGCAGGCTCAGTTGCAGTAGGTTCTAGTTCAGCAAGGTCAACGTCTGCACGTACTACGTATGCTCTGTTAGCAACGCCTAAATACGAGTATGCAGCTAACAAGCCGTACTCATTTAGTGCATAACCATGCTGTGAGGTTCCACCAACTTCATTGAAGTCTGGGTTACCGAAGGTCTGTAATAGCTCTCTTTGACTACTAATCAAAAATAAGCTGTCTGCGCTTGCAGCAGTTGTGCCGGACGCCACGGCTGTACCGTCTGGCGTAGCCTTATCCTGCTTTGTCGCAATAAAAATCATTGGGACTGTACCCGGTCCTGCTGAAGAGTAAAAACTCTCGTCGGTTACCGTTACACTTACTCCTGGGCTAACAATCGTTGCCATGTTGTACTCCTATTATTAAGAAATCCTGTTACAGGTATTTATCAATACATCATGCAAAAGGGCGTGTTATAAACTTCTAATTTTCGACTATCGCTTGTATAAGCTGTTCAAAATTTGTTTTGACAACTTCTTGGGCTTTTTTATCGTCTCCTAATTCGTTAACCATTTTCTTATAAAAATATATTAGGTCTTTATAGATACGTTCAGTTGTGGTAGAACTGTAGATTCCTACTTCTGGATCTGCATATTCATTTCCTTGATCTTGCTCATCTTGTTGTTCTTGTTCAGCTTCTTGGGCTTTTTTCTGAATGGCTCCCATACCATTTGTTTGTACCGCGTGTTTCATTACTGCTTTGATGATGCCTGGGACTTTATCGCGTGGGACAAATGGTTGGTCATCCTCAAGATTTTCTAAAACGAGAGTACCTTGATTCAAACCGTGCCACATAGATTCTAACGATAGGTTATCGCCATCTTCGGAGTTCTCATCAAAATTGAACCCGTACTGGAAACCCGCTGCCAATTTGTCGGTTTCATCTGAAACTTCCGCACTCACTTTTTGGTTTGCTATCTTATTTAGTATGACATCGCCACTCTTGCCGTATCCTTGATCATAGAAAAACTTCTTCAAGGTTGCAAGATCAGTTGTCCAGTTTGCTTCAGGGCCTTCCTCATCTAAATCTTGTGCTGATTTAGCAAATGGACGAAAAGCCCTATACAATCTGTTCATCTCGGACTCGAGTGCATCTTGAGCACCCGCTTCACTACGAGATTGTTTGCTTATAGGGTTTAGTTTGCTGGCTTTAGTTTTTAGACGAGTCTTCCAATCGACCATATCTGCTTCAAGCAAATCGGTAATTGGCTGCTCGTGGGATAAATCTTGTATTCTCATACAAGTATTTATCTAAAATAATTAGAATCCGTACTTGTTTACGAGGGTTTGAACCGCTAATTCTAAGTCTTCTAACGTGCCATCATTGTGTATTACTTCGTCTGGCGTAGTATTTACCCAAGACCATTCGCTTGCATGGACGTTAGAATACATGGTGTCCATCATGTCTATAGCTATTGGACAACCGTCGCAAGCGTCCATTGCTGTAGTCCACCATTCGGGTTTCGGGCCGCGATCCACACGTATTACAATGCCACCAGCTTTCCGTATAACAGCAACCTCGTTGGGAAAACGTGCATCGCTAATTACAAGACCTGTTTTAGGTGCCCGTCTAAGCAGGCTCAGTACCCAAATATCTTTGTGGAAGTGGTTTCGCATAACATCTGTGCCCATTAACTGTAACGCTAAACGTGGACTAAAATTTGGTATGCCTAATTTATCTGACCACCATTCATCTGTTTGCTCACGCATCACCCTATGTTCAGCAGTCTTACCTTCCAGCATGGCGCGGTCCCAGCAAAAGAGTGTTGCACACATATCTTTTAACGTGCTTGCAAAACTATCTTGATGAAAATTGTGGTTGTTGTGCAGAATTTCTGCAACTGTGTTTTTGCCTGATCCTATTGATCCAAGTATTCCTATAATCATGTTGCTATTATACAATACTATCTAAGGTTTGTCAAGTCCGTTCCCAAATTAAAAACAATAAAATTATAGATAAACACACACCACTTATGCTGCCGTACCATGCAAACCAGAATAAGATGAGGGTGCCGATGGCAATTAGGATCATTTAACCAATGCGGAAAGGTATGCCGTCTCGCCCAGTTACAAAGTTCAATAGCTCTTGTTCTAATCTTTCCATTTCTGCTGTAGCATCTTGTTTTAGCTCATTGCCGTTTAGCGTAATCGAGCCGCCAGGACCAGGTAGGCCACTCGGGAATTTACTACGGGCTTCGCCTAGCATCTGCTTACACTTAGCCAGTGCAAAATCACGCACCCAAGGGCCAGTGTAGTCATCAGTTAGTATAATATCTGTCGGTTTGCGCATCCAAACCTTAGCTAGGACGTCTTCTTCTGCTTTAGGTCTGCGAACTAGACTCAGTTTGTGGGTTGAAGGTTCCCACATAAAGTTTAGTTCAGAACCAAACACCCTACCAATCGTCTCTTGGTATTGGGCAAAGAAGTCCCACGTAGCAAGACCACCTGTGCGGCCTGCTTGTAACAAATAGATGTTTGAGAACGCTGCCTCAAACGGATCAAAGTTTGTGCCGCCAGTGGAGTTAGCACCAACGCCTCTGCGATATAGCTTTTCTACTTCCTGCACTTCGTCAGGCATGGTGTATACGTCTACGTCAGGTTGCATGGTGAAGAAAATATGAGATTCTTCTACGCCGCCTGTTGTCCTTTGACGGACACGTTCTACAGCCATATCAATAGCTAGATCATAATGCTCTGCATCTAGCTCAACCTCAACCATTTGCCCACCCAATAGTAGACGAATCTGACTGATTAATTTTGTTCTCGGTGTAATTGTAGCGGACATAAATACCTCGTTCTGTTACAGGTATTTATCATTATCCATGCAATTACGGGCGGCTAATTGTGCGGTCTTGGTCGCGGGGTGTCGTCATTGTGACGGTCACGTGGGACTCGACGAGGATGCTTTTTGGGTGGTGGAGGTGGCACATGGCGGCGAGGTGGTGGGTGACGCGCTGGGGGTGGAGCGGGTGGCGGCACGTGGCGATATGGTGGCGGAGGGTGGCGTACAGGTGGTGGTGGCGGTGGTGTATGCCTGATTGGCGGTAGATCATAATAGCGGTGATGGACGTAATTCGGTGGAGCATAATAATAGCGGTAGCCCATATCACCGTACACTCTGTAACCATTGTAGTATGAATCGTTATAATAGCCTAAGGTATAATGAATGTATCCTGTTGGATGAAGATGTGAACCGTATGAATGACCTGCGTGGTAATCTACTACGGTGTATTCCCAACCTGCACAACCTGATAATGTTAATAATGCAAGAGCTATAAATAATTTACGCATGTCCTTCTCCTTATGTTCTACTATTATTTACCATTATAGTAGCATAGAATTCCTTAACGTAACCTTAACAGGTGCTCTTATTTATGGAAAAGTTTACTATATCTTTTTTGGCGATTCTGCCTTTTTCTTCGAAGAAAATATAGCTGCTTTTTGAATCTAAAAACTTGTCAACAAACACTGTTCCATCCTTTAGCTTGATGCGAACACGCTTTCCTTTGTACGTTGACGAGTGGGTGGTCATTATTGTGTCCACCCACAATCTTCGTCAACCATTGCGCTTGTTTTATCGACCCAAGTTTCCCAGGATTCTATCTGCTTCGCGGTGCAAATTATTTCACCAGTGAGGCACACGTTCAGATTACGGATCATCGTCTCTTTCATAAATTGTGATTGCTCGCACCTAGTCGTTGGACGGGTGTAACCGGAGCTAAGTTCATACTCGAGAGATGCCTGAGATACAAGCCACACCAGACCAATCAATGCCGTCAGCACAAAACCACCCAGTACCACATTATTACGGGTTGTAAGCTTGTGTGGTGTTTCGTCTGGCTTATCTTTACTGCCCACAATGCTCATCCTTATCAGACCAACGCAGGTGCAAATCAAAAATAGAAAAACAACACCCCACCTTATAGGATTTGGCAACGCCATACCTAAGATCTTAGCCACCGCACCTATTATTGTTATCGAGATTAGTGTGCTGGCAGCGTAAAAGAAGCCCTTCCAAAACTCGTTCACAACCCTCTCCTATTTTACAATCTTCAGGATTATCATATCCGCGCTTGTGCGGGCCTTTAGCTTGTGATCGACTGCCTTGATGTCCTCAAAGAACGTGCGCAGGGCGACCTTGCCAGCCTTTTGGAACTCTTTCAACTGTTCCTTAGGCTTGCGCAAACTCTTGTTGCGAGACTTGTCTTCAGAGAAGTTGGTGATGCTCGAACCCTTAACACCGAGGCCTGCATCGTCTGCTGCTACATAGCGTCCCAGCTTGCGATACTTGGTATTATAAATCCAAATCATCTGCGCGCCGACGATATCCCGCGGGTTGAGACTTGCAAGCCCAAGCTCATCGTCTTTTTCCTTGTACTTCAGTTTCGCAACCAGTTTGTCCACGCTTACAGCCTTCTTCTTACGAGGAGCCTTCTGCGCCTTCTGTACTTTGACCGCAACATTGACCGCAGTCATAATGCTTTCCAGCAATGCAATCATCTTCTTCAACTGCGCCTTGCTGAGGTTACTGTAGCCTTCCTTCAGGTCAGCGTCTTCACCAGCCAACGCTGCCTTCAATTCTTCGAGGTCGTCTTCGTAGAACTTTTTGATCCAGCGGGTGTGACCAGCCTTCAAGCCACCGACGGTGATGGCGGTCGTAGGATTCATCTTATCTGTAATATTTGCCTTCGGGTCAGTAGCCAGCATGTCTAACCAACCGTCAAATTCTTGCGCCACGCTTGCGGCCTGGTCGCGCATCCGATCTTGGATCGTAGCCTTCGGACGAGAGCTAACAACCTTACTAGCCGCCTTAGCAGCCGCTTTCTGTTCAGCGCGGATTGCCCGTGCCCGAACCATCAGTCGTTCGATGCCTGCGGGGAAGCCCACTGCGAAACTCTCAGGCAGTTCGCCACCAGCGTTAATAATCAGCGCCAGCTTGCCCACAGTCTGAAAATCCTTGTCACTAAGCAAACCCAAAAGCTTGTGATCCAGCTTCTGAGCCTTGGCGTATTTGAGCATTTCCTTCTTCAGTTGCTTGTCAGCAACGTCATACTGGGCGTAATGCAATGCGCCGTAGAAGAGGCGCGTAAAGTCTTTGTTAGTGGATACCACATTGGAGAGATCGGGACCTACTAGAATCTTCCGACCTTTCGCTTTCAAACCTTTCTTCTTACGTCTTAATGAGATCATTGTGTCTGTTCCTTTGCTAACTATACCTATATTATACGATAAGATGACCCAAATGTCAAGAACAAAGTTCCTAACAAAATCAATAACTTATAAAAAAATGAATGAGGTAACCTATTGAATTATATAGGGTTCTCACACCGAGAATCAAAGACTTACATCGATCTGGAAAACCTAGCAGCACACTGATGCACGATCCGTAATAGAATCGCACAGAGCGCACTCCTAGTATCAGAATCAAAGACTTACGTGTTCCTGTGCAGCCCTAAATCAAAGACTTACTTCTTGTTTCGCTTGCTCTTAGGTTTACGCTTGTAAACGGTGTCAAGGCCAGGTTTGCCCCAATCGTCAATGCCTAGTAATTCAACAACCTCATATCCAAGCTCAAACAAGAATTCTGCGGCCACCTTGTCTTTTTCTGGATGGATTGTCTCCAACACAATGACGGGGGAGCAGCGGTCGATTAATTCCTTGCCGCCTTGTAACGCTTCTAGCTCATGACCTTCCACGTCCAAATGTATCAGTCCAACATCACCAATCAAGTCATCCATCAAAATTACATGGAAATCATCTCCTGGTGTTACGAAGAAGCCGCCGCTATTGGTTCGGTCAGCGGTATACATATTTACACGCTTACGCTTGTTGCTGAAGCATGCCTGTATTTTGGTTACGTTTTCTTCATGGACGTTTGTTGTGAGACAAAAGAAGTTTCTACCTTGCGGTTCAACTGCATAAATATGTCTAAACATATATGCATACTGTTTCGTATAGATACCAGCGTGGGCTCCAGCATGGATGCATGTGTCAAAGTTACTGACATGTTTCCTTATCCGCTGCGGCAAATCCATTTCGTTATTTAGCCACATCCACGCACCAATATCATCTTTTGGCCAAACCCAACTATCTCTCATCTCTACATCATGTTTATACATTGTTATCCTCCGTGTGTATTTACTATATATGGAGTCCAAGCGACACTGAAAAAGGGCATTTCTGCCCTCGTTCAGCCAAGATGTTAGTCTTCCTGGGTTTCTAGTGCTTCTGTAACCAGGCACATCTGTCCGCAGGCGCGGCACCTGCTTGGACTTCGGCTTCGGTTGCGATTGCTACTGCACCTTCAAAACCAGCTTCTTCAATTTCATTCACAATTTCATTTACCTGTTTCATTTCATTCTCCTTAGATTGTGTTCTCGTATGTAAATAATGTCTTCAATGAATTTTCATCGGAGACAGGGTTTTCGTTTATTGGCGACACCTTAATGAACACGGTCTTAGGATCAAACTGTGTTCTTAGGTGGTTGGCGTCAAATGGTGTGCCTTCAGCAAGAGCAAAATTCAGCGTTGCTTTCCAAGGGCGGTTTGGGAACCTGTAGTACCAAGATGCTGCCAACTTGCCAATGTCTTCATTGGACATAACTGTAATAGACTGTAGCCACTTGCGGTATTCGTCGTCTGTGCTGTGGATACTAAATTGCAGCTCTAACCAATCGTTTCCGTATATTTCTTCAAGCACCATCAATTGATCTACCAGTTCTACTGACCTTGGAATACCAATAGTGGAAACTTGGATGCGAGCTTTCGGGAACATTACCTTGATGCGATTAACTGCCTGCACAACTTCATCTATGTTCATCGCAGGCTCGCCCATCCTCGTAAACAACACCCTAAAAATTCCGCTGTCGTTTGGATCAAGACCACCGTTGATCTTTTGTGCTTCCGCAATCGCATACGTTACTTGGTCTACCATTTCTTGGGCAGTAAGATTACGCCAGTGTTGCTTATCCGTCAAGCGGTTGACCGCACAAAATTTGCATTTGATTGGGCAACCAGACTGTGTGCTAATGCCTACCGTCCACTTCTCCTTCCAGTTTTGAATCGAGAAGGCATTAGCATCCACTTTGTTGTCTTTGCGGTGGGTATTACGCACCTCAGTTTGACCAGGTAAGCAGGTCGAGGTTGTTTCAATCAGCAAATTGTCATTCAATTGCACAACTGATACAAAACCGTTTGTGAACTGTTTTGTTTTTAGAGCGTTCATTACGCCACCTCGCTTTCAACCTTTGCAGTGTGTACACGTTCCTCAGGCAGTTTTGCGTTTTCGCGCACCTGCTCAAAGTTCATGTCTCGCACAAGCTTGCCATGATCGTATACAGTCTCAAGCATTGCCTTGTAACCGTCAGCTACGTATTCAGCAACTTCCTCAACTCGCACTGTCTTGTAGTCTGTACCGTTGTACAGCAATTCCAAGCGACCAGCTTTGGACTTCTTAAAACTTGAAGCGAGGGGCTTCCAGCTTGTTGCATCGTAGATAGTCGGATCTTTGTACACATCATGCCACACACCGTCAACATGAACCGCGCAAGCCTTCATCGCAAACTTGAGGGTGTCCCTGTTATTTTTTTGCAGCAAGCCGCCGCCCATACCAAACGCAATGTTGCTAATGCTAAACTGTTCAGCTTCCAGCTTCTCAACAATTGCTCGCACATCGTTAATGTCAATGCCGTCACCTTGGATCACGCGCACACCGTCAAGAACTTTAAAGCCTTTCTTGTTGTACGTAAATCCAAAGATCCTGGACAACCTGCGCACCAATTCGACAGGGGTCTCAACTGCATCGCCGCTGTCAGGACGGATGACCCAAGTCGCGCCGCTTTCGCGTAACTGCTTCTTAAACTTGGGAGCAATCGTTTCCACAAAGTTCATAATGTCGTAACTGTCAGCGACCGTAGCGAAAATTGCGCCAGGTTTTGCAAAGTTGTCAAACATACGCTGCACCAGTGCCTCTTCGCCGTGGCGTCCAAAGCTTGTGGTCGTGCTATGTTCTGTAGCAGGAATGCTGTAGCCAGCCATTTGCGTGTTATAGCCGATGTTCGCAGCCATAATACCCACTGTCGTATCGCTTCCGAGGAAGTTTACAAGGTGAGCAGCACCTGCAAATGCAGCGGTTTCCAAACTACTCACACCACGTGAACCAAAGTCATGCAGTTTAAAACCGATTTCTGCATCAGCGTCGTCGGCTGTGCGCTTCAGTGCGTTGTAGATGATCTTTTTAATGTGGTAGGATGTCGTTGCAACCGTTGTAGGTGACCAGAGCCTCATCAGCTTGGTTTCCATGTATGTGACCAGCGAGAATACGCGCGGATCTTCCACGGTCGTCTCAACTGTCACCAACACGTTGCCCGTAGGAACCACTGTGCCTTCTTGGACTGCTTTGATTCGCAGCGGCATGTAGCCGTCGTAGTCGTCAACTACTGCTCGTAGCGCAACCTCAAGCTTGTCAATTTCTACACCAAATAGGTGTTCACGCTGGAAGGCGATGATGTTGTCCACTTGTTTGTGGGTCATTCTTTCCAGGAAGTATTCTTTGAGGATTAGCTGCAATCCGAAGAATACCACTTCTTTATAATCGCCGCCTCTGCTCTCAATGTAGCTCATCAGCTTGTCAGCACCTTCTACATACTGTGCAGGGTGCGAAAATTTGTAGCTGTCTGTATCGCCAGCAACGCCATATGTTTCTCTAATTTCATTTAAAATGCTCATTGTAAACTCCTTACAAATATGCCTGTTCTATTACAGGGCTTTTACGTTACCTAATTCAACTTTCACTTCAACATTTTTAAACGTTGCTATTGTCTGCTCGCTACGTTCAGGATATGTCATTCCTACGTTAATACTAACACCTAACGTTTTAAGACCTTGCGCATTATAGTGGGCTTCAATAATCTTCGTTAGCTGTTCTTTGCTTACTACAATTGTTGCAATAGTCATTTCTGTTCTCCTTTCTCATGTTCTAATATATGCTTTTCGCCAAGCTCTATAATTGCTGCGCGCCGCGCATCACTTAAATCTGTTGGAGATATTGCAAAATCTACGTGGGATACAAAAACACTGAATACACCGTGTTCATCTCGTTGCCAATGTCCGCGATGAATTCGATATGCACAGTATTCTTGCACCTCATCATATTCAGTTCCGTCTGGACGAACCTTTCTTTCTACAATTGGCTTCGGAATATTTACGATGAATCTTATGACTGAACCTGGCTCACACATCTTCGACATTACTTCGTGACCAGCCTCAACCGAATCGTACGTTGGAAGCGTTAACCATTGCAAAAGGCGTAAATACTTCGCTAACTTTTCGCCGCTTGTCTCGGTTAATCCTAGAACCGCGGCTTCTGCTTCTGTCCAGCGTTTTGCAGTAGCATCATCAACTCCGTGCAAATGCCGCATGAGGTGTGCCTGATTCTTCATAAAAGTTTTTAGTTCTTGTACGTTCATTTCTTGCTCCACGTATATTGACTGGGATTCTGCGCTTCCAATATTAGTTGCATTTCTACTTCGCGAGCCTTACGTTCTGCTTGCTTCTGTCCCTCAGTCTTAAACAATGTGTCTGTGGTGTTTGCCAAATTGTGTTTAAAATATAGCTTGTCAGCTTCACGCCTCGTAGCAAACACTTCTTCCTTCTTCCAACGTTCCAAGCTTCCTTGCATTACGTTGTCGTTAATATGCATCATCAGTTTGTATTCTTTCAATATGCTACGTATGTTCGTAGTGTGACCTACCACACGTGCCTTAACTACACCAAGTGCCGTCACTGCATATACCGTTTCACCAAATCTCATTGGTCAGCCCTCGTTGTAAGCATGTTGATGATTGACTTGTGGTCCTCAAACAGCGAGTGAGACATGTTCTTAACTGTGTCTAGCGCGAACCACTTTGCTGTTTCCGCATCGTCGCCGCCTTTCACTTTTGGCAGTGAGGGCTGGTCGGGTAGGTCAAACAAAAACGCTTGTGTAATTGTGCGACCACGTAATGACCTGCTAGGGTGGTCAAACAGTTTGCGGGCTTTGCATGATCCGCGCAACACTGCTTCCGGCACCTTCAATCTGGTTTCTTCCTTCAGTTCGCGTATTGCGCTATCAAACGCAGTCTCGTCTTGACCGAGGAAGCCGCCAGGAAGTGCCCAGAGACCCTTGCCTGGTTCTGCGCGCCGCCTAATAAGTAGGATGTGTCCGCCCTGTATTACAACTGCGTCTGTGGTGAAAAATGTCACAGGATATGGCGTGTGCGCCCATGCAGTTTTGTACGTGCGGATGTAATTGAATTCTTTAACAAGCTGGGCGTATGCCTCAGTGTCTTTGAAGGTCATCAGCGTCTCGTAAACTGACACTGGCAGTGCCGATTTTATGTAGCTAAAATGTCCTTCAAAATATAGTTCGCGTATCTTCGTTGCGTCAATTGCAGTGCCGCCAGCCTCAGCGTATGCACCAATAGTCGTAAAGTCCCAGGTCGGGAAGCTTTTTAGGTAGTAGCTGGAATCATCTTTTTCATGACCGAGGATTGTAATGTCCTCGTCGTTTGTTTCCCAGTTGTGGACTGCGGCTTGGACAGCCTCCAGCCATTTTGTTTCTTGGTATAGGTCATCTTCAACAGATGCTACCCGCACTCGCCAATTTCCTTCGGCTTTGGTGCCCCAAAGAGATTCTATTTGGGCTGTGCGTTCTTCAACTGTAAAGGGATTTTTGATTGTGCGCGGCTCATTGGACGAGCCTAAGACCACAAGAACCTGGTCTGCAATTTCTAAAGCTTTGTTTATGTTTTGGACGTGCCCGTTGTGTAGTGGCTGCATCCTGCCGATGAATACGGCTAATTTGTATTTACGCATTTCGATACCCTCCGTATCGTCTTTGCAGTTAGCTTCTAACCGCGTACAAAAAGTCTATCTCTTTGTACTTTTATTTACCTACTATCAACAGTATAACACCATTAAACAGTAATGTCAAGTATTATTTCAGTTCCCTGTATTCTTTGCGCCATGCCGCAATCTGTTTCTTGGTGGGCATTTCAATCCTGCGCTGGGTGGAGTCAATTTGGTGATAGCAGTTATCGCAAGTTATGTTACCGTACCATTCATCGTTTAGGGAGCGCCGGGCGTATCTTCCTTTGCCGCAGTTCCAGCACTTCGTGCCTTCATCAATATCAACTAATTCATCTAAATCTAAATGCAGTTGGTCGCTCATTGTTGTCTCCCATCTACTTCTTATTTTCTATCCATTCACCAGGTACGTTAGTAATATTCCGGGTTCGGAAAGTTCTGTTGCACTTCGTGCAAATCTCCTGTTCATAAGTGTAAATAGTGTGAGGTTGCCAATCTTCTTCGGTACGCCTCGTTATAATTATCCGATGGTTGCAAGAAGCTTCTCGCTCGGCCTGTTCTCTGTCAGTGATTTCTGCAATCTTCGCTTCAAGAACTTTGATCTGGGCCATCGTTTCTAACAGGATTTCTCTATCGGTTTTCATCACCATCTCCTATCTACTTTCTCATTATCTATAGTATAAGCGAAAATACATCTTTTGTCAAGCACTAAATCTTCAAGGAAATCAGTAACTTACAAGAACTGTAAGAAAATCAATAACTTAGCTGTTAATTATTACCCAACATTTGTTGGTGAAATCTTCCATCTTAACCCAGCGGTAAGGTAATTCATCGTATGCTTTCACATCTTTGTATCTGTTGTCTAACACAAAATCGCCTCGATTTGTCCTAGCTACGCACACGGCATGGCCAACACCTTTGCCTGGTCTACCCTTTTCATCTTCTGTAAAGCAAATTGCCACAGCAAGATTTTCTCTGTCCCACTTTGTCTCAGCAACCAACCGTTTAATTTTGGTTAGGGCGTAATCATCGCAGTCGCCGCGGCCTTTACCTTCAACCACAGTCCAATAGTCCTCTTGTTCATATAGTTTTGAATCTACGACGTATCGGATGTCTTTATTGACTGCTTGTTGGATTCGACACAAGGATTCCCACAAATCAGTCGTTAGGGTCTGGCTCACTCTCCTCCTCTGGACAAATATTGTCCGTGTCTCGTTCACAAAATTCTTGATATTGTCGAGGTGTGCTAGTCACTTCCCCTGTAGTCATTGTGCCTGCCGTCGGTAGGCTGGTCGTTGCTGAACACGATATTAAAAATGCTGCTACTAAGATTAAAATATATCTTTTCATATTTCTTCTTTCTCAAAAAATTCTTCGTACACGATATTTATCTCATCGTCAGTAATCGTTGTCCCTTCCATCATGTACATCTTCAGTCGTGTTTTATCATCAAAGCCCAATGTGTTATTTTGAATCACTACGCCTTGTTGATCGCTGCGATCCTGATCGACCCTATAAATTTCAAATGTTCGTACATCGCCAATCGCCAGTTCAAACCTTGTGCCGTTGCCTTTGTTTGTGTTCATGCCTACAAAGTTTTGTAGCTCACGCCATGGGTAAATGGTGGGGTTGAGTAGTGCTATTTTTGCTGGTGGGAAAATTCGTGCTAAGTGGCGTGCCCAAAATCCACCAAGCTGAACGCCTATAAACAAAATGTTATAGTCGTTGTGGTCTGCGATTTCTTTGCGAACTAGGTCGGTTAGGAATATATGGGCTAGGTGCGGATTGTTTGTAGGATACGTAGGTGTGAACCAGACGCTGTCATCGTTAGAGCACGTTTTAACGATCTGCTGTACCGCTGCGGAGCCTTCCGCTGTTTGCGCAAACTCATGTAAGACAAAGACTAACACTAGTCCTGCTCATCATCTATGTATTCCATAAAATGGCGCATTTCTGCCTTAGAACCGTGTTCTAAAACATCTTCATAATCGTCCCAAGCATCATCCTCAGGCTCGACTACATTCTTGTACTTCTCTTTCCTTGCATACTTAGTCTTGTCTGCATGGGTAGCTGGTTTGGTTTGCTTATCCATATACTTCTTGACATAGTTGCGATCTTTCGGTTGGCGTTTCATCTCATCCCCATTTTAATCTAAAAACAAATGCATCTTTTCCGTCTTTGAACCAGAAAAATTCATGATCTCTGCTGTAAGCACCTTTGCAGTTTTCTTTCGCCCATGCTAAAATTTGGATATAGTTACTCCGCTCGGCGGTAGAAATCCGATCTTCAAATTTTTTCACAGGAACTGACGTCCATGTCATCTCATCCACATAGCAATATGGCACGTACTTCTTTCTTTCATTCTGTGTGCGCTTCAATCTATCTAATGTGGATTTAGCTAATTGTCTCATCGTATTATTTATCGTTCAAACTACGTGATATAACATATTCTAACATAAAACGGACACAATGTCAAGGCAAAAAAAGCGCGACCGAAGCCGCGCCTAAGTTCTTATTATTGTCTTATCTTTTTTATGGTGTTGCGTTCAACTCTTTTAGCTTTATATTCAATACATCTAGTTCAGCTAATTCCGTAGCTGTTAGGTTTTCTCTACCTCTACTTAGTAAAATGTCTCGTTGCACAACTAACGTAAATATTTTTCCGTCTTTAATCTCTTTTATTATTTCGTTATATTCTCGATCTCTGTCTTCTTCAATTGAACTTATAAGTGTGCCTACTTTATTTTCTAATCCAAGTAATTTATCTCGTTGAGAACCTATGTGCCTTACATATTCACTTTCATTAACGTATCTGTCTTCTATCCACACAAAGCTACCTAGCAATACAGATAATATTCCTATGGTGGTGGCTGCATATTTTATGAGTGCCCTTAAGTCTATTTTTTCCAATGTTTCTTCCATTTCACATCCCTTTCAATTAAAATATATGTATATAATTTTAACGATGAGCTTCGTGTGAGATTTCCATAGCCTTAATTAGTTCTTCCAGGCTTGGAAATTCATTTGGGTCTGATGTGTCGAAGCCTAAGAGGTTTAAATCCCCCATCGCACTTTGCATTACTCTCTGTGCCGCAGTATGTGCTTCGACGTATTTCTTGCCGATTGGTAAGTTTGTGTCAGTTAGTTCTGCTAATCTGTATAGACTGAGACTATATATGAGATGTGATGTAATCTTTTCGCGTTCTACTTCTTTAGCCGGGATACAGGTTGTCTCTTTAGAACAAACCCCAGCATTGCTAACGGGGCGTTGTTGCTTCGTTAGCTCTGCCTTTAAATATTCTACTCTAGATGTTAGTTGATCTTTTTCTACTTTGAGGTCAATTATTTCACTTTGCAGCCGGCGCCGTTCGGATTCAGGAGATAGTCCTGAAGCATTTTCAGCTTTCTTCTGCTCATATACCACTAGCATTTTGTCCAACGCTGTAACCGATTCTTCTTGAGGCGGAGTATCTAGCTGTTGACCAAACATAGTAGTTGAAATTGTCAAAAGCAACATTGTTATTAAAAGTAGGAGTAGCTTATTCATCATATGTTTTCCTATTACCAATTTTATTTATTCGTTTTCAATCCACAATTTTGTACACAGTTTTATATTTTCAGAGCTGTGCTCTGAGACTATTATTTATCTTTTATAATGGATCTCATTAAACACTAGTATTAAGCGGCTGCCCTACGCAACCACCCTTTCTTGTATTTTGCCATTGCTGGTTTTGCAGCAATTAGGTCTAAGTAAAATTGAGCATGGAACTGGCGAATCTCAGACATTAACATTTCGGAGTTAGTGCAATTGATCGCATTAAAAGTGTTAGGGCCAACCTTGCCGTCTACGACTAAGTTGTTGCCACAAGCATTTAGTGCTCGCTGTACAATTTTACCAGTTTGTATTGCGCCCATATTTACAGTCATGTCAAATACGCGGGCTGCTACTGTGTAGTCGTGTATAGTTTCGTAATTATATTTGTCCCAAAAACCCGACTTGTACAGTGCAATAGCTTGCTCCGTAGTCATGTTTTTAATGTCGTCAATATCAATGTCGCCATCGTGATCTAAGTCACCATCTAACCAGCCGTCGCCGTCGGAATCGCCGCGACCTTTCAAATAGCGTATGGACATGCCCCAGTTTGTGGCGCCACCTGGATCAACGGGATCGTTACTAAAACCACCTTCGTGTTCCAGTGTAGTGATGATAGCCTTATTGAAATGGCTAGGATCATTCATTGGTGGCGTAGTCTTAATGGAATTAATTAGATCTTGTAGGCTCATACGTGTTTCCCTGTGTTAGTAGTTATACACGTATTTACCAGAATCTATGAATCTAGGGTGCCATCTTCCTTAACCAAAAGCTCTAAATATGTACTTAGGTTGTGGTCACCTGCCCATAGTACAGAGAATGATATTCTTCGCTTCAACAAACGCCTTATCCCAGCGTGTTTGTAGCTCAATAAGAATGGAATGTTTGGGGGAATGAGGCGAACCCAATCCCATTGCACAACGACGCGATGGTAGTTCACGCCTTGGTAGATCTCAGTGGGGATAGTGCCACCAAAGATGCGAGGTTGACCAAATGTGCATAGGTCAGTTGGTTTGCGCACAACTGCTAACATGGCTGCTAATGCTCCACCAAGGCTGTGACCCGTATAAAGGACACGCTTGGTTGGTGGGACAAGGGCTAGGTCGGCTTCGATTTCAGGCAACACTTTTTGTATGGCTGTTGCAAACCCCTTGTGTGCTTTTAGACCTCGGAAATCCGTCTTCCAAAATGTAAAATCAATTTTTAGATCGTGAGCCTCGCCCCATTCCGTTGCACGGAACGCAACAACCGCCACGTCGTCAAATTCTGCAAAGTAGCCTTGGACGCCAAGGCTGTCATAAAATTTTATTTTTGTCGCACCCATATCCGTGAGGTCTTTTATCACGGTGTCTACGTTACGCCAAGCAAGCTTGGCTAGGTATAGGCATGTTATGTGGTATTTTTGATTTAGACGATCTGTTAATGTTTTGCCGTATAAATCTTCCAAGACAAAGCTGTCTAGTTTTAAACCATAATCCATTTGTAATGCTCCTTTAAACAATGTATACGCTATTTATCGAAGCCGTAGAATTTTGCCCATGCTCTAGTATTGAAGGAACGACCCATATATTTCTTAAACAGTTTTCTAATGTCTTCGTCAACAGGTTCAATAAACGCTGTCATAAACTTTTTGAGTTCTGTTCCCATGTCAAAACTTGTTTTTAGTTCTATAAAAGGTTCAAACGCATCTCGCGCAATCATTTCCGACCAAAAGTATACATAGTACATTGACTCGTATCCTGAATCAAAGCTAAAGGAATGATGCATACGCGATAAGATTCTGTTTTCCCATTGGTGATAACGTATGCCGTCTACGTGAAATATAGGCACCGTTGTGTCGTCTACAAAATCAGGTTTGTCCTTGTAGGAATAATGGAGGGTAATGTCGGCTAGGGCTTTCTTAATATAGCGTTGCATATAGCAGCCCGAACCAGCGTAACGTGATTCTATTTGCGTTGCAATCATTTTAGCTGTGGGTGGTCTACCAGTCTCATAGTGGCGAGCAAGCACCTTCAATGAGGCTGGGTGCCAGGCAAAGTTTTCAAAAAATTGACTTGGGAATTCTATCGCATCCCACGACAATGATAGCGATCCTCCGTACGTGGAATATGGACTAGTATTATATAGGCCATGCAATAGGTGACCAAACTCGTGCAGCATAACAATGAGGTCTGAGTGACCCATAGTCTTTTCATAATTTAGCGCATACACAAGTACCTGCGGTTCGTCAAACACACGGAAGGAATAATTATTCACCCATGCCCCGTCGTGTTTTCCTGGGCGCCGTAGTATGTCTGCGTAAAATCCACCAAGCAGTTTATCGTCCTTATAGGCTTCAAAAAACATAACGGACTTGTGCGGCTTTGACGGCGGTGATGCTTCCACAAATTTTATATCCAGCAATGTGCCAAAGTATTCCAACATCCTCCGAAACGTTGGGATTGTTTCTAGGTAGTCAGACATAGGTTTCTGTTCGAGGAATTCCTCCCTCCAGCGTTGAGAATAATGATCGAGGTCCCAGCGTTCCAGTTTTGAGATTTCACCCTTCGCCAGTTTGCTAAGTTCTCTGTATTCTCGCTTTAGTTTCTTGTTCGTTTTGCTAATCATGCGCTCTAGTATTCGTATGATCTGCACAGGATCGGTGACCGACATTCCTTCCAATGCTAACGAGGCGAAGTTTTTATGACCAAGCAATTTTGCTTTCTTGTGCCTTGAATGGAGGATGTCTGTTATTAGGTTGAAATTATCTTCTTCGCGTGTACTATAATCGCTTGCCATAGTCTGCGTTGCAAAGAATAGCTTTTGTCGCATTGTGCGGTTTGTGCAATCCCTAATAAGTTCATCTATAGTGTTTTCTGCATACCGTATCAACCAACCATCAAGCCCTTGTTCTTTTGCGGCGGTGTGCAGCATCTTTTTTGTGCTTTCATCCACACCATCTAACATACTCTCGTCTGTAACGTGCAACTGCCATGCTTCCTCACAGATTTTATAATTCAACTGGAAGGCTATGGTCTGCTCTGTAAGCTGTTTTGAAACTTTTTCCAGCTCTGCTTTTTTCTCCTGTGAAATGCTGGCGCCGGATTGTGTAAAGTAAAGCAACTGGTGTTCCACAATTGCTTTTTGCTTTTTAGTTAGTTTGGATTTCTTTAGCGAGGACAATGCAGCGAACATCCTTCCATCTTCAATAATTTTACTAGTTCGTGCCGCGCTGAATATTGTAAACTGTTTTAGCGCGGTACTGGATTCCTCGCCACTGACAATAGCGTAATAAAATGACACGATGGAGTTTGCCTTTGTGATTTCATTATCAGCAAGCAAAAGAGGGACAACCAAATTGTCCCATGTATATGTTTCATTGTTTAGCGCGGTTTCTATCTGTTCGTCTGCTGCTAATACGCATCGTACAGCTTCTTCTAATTGTTCCGCTGGAGAAAGTTTGAAATTTGGTAACAGTAGTCTTGTTTTCTTCATATCCCTCCGTATAAATTATGTGCTCCTGCTTCCCCGTTCAGGACCCCCCACTTAGTGCGCCAAACCTAGCCGAACTAGGATGGCACCCACCGTAAGCATACGCGGCGACAGCCGCAAAGTTACACTCTTACGGTCCAATGCCATTGTATGTCTCGCAACCTGGGCGACAGGTGTGCTTTTTGGTGACACATTGAAGACATAAAACCGACCAAGCTCACAACCAGAGCTGTCGCTCTGCACATAAAAAGGTGGGGTGTAAAGGCGCTGAGAAGAAGCAAAGGACTCACACACTGAGTTGCGCCAATACACCCCGATTCATTACTGGTCGTCTCTCCAGTCCCAGTATTCATCGTAAGCATCCTGAGATGCATACTGACCATTATCATCGTAACGATAGCGACCTTGGCTATCTCTGTAGACCGCACGAGGTTCGTTAGCCGCCTGCGAGTCATTGTAGGCACGATACGCTTCGCTGCTCGCATACTGACCACTGTCAGAGTAGCGGTACTGTCCGTAATCGTCTACATACACTTCTCGAACAGAAAGCGTTTCGTCATCTACGTCATCCTCTTCATCCTCGTAATCATCTTCATAATCGTCTTCGTAATCGCCCCAAGACGTGTCAACCACATCTTCAAACGCATCTTCGTACTCGTCGCCGCCGTCGTAGTCGCTAGTGTGTTCACCAATAACCTCATAGCGCCATGTGCGACCCTTTGAGTTGTTGTAATCCGAAGGGATGGACACCACATCAGCGGGGTTAATCTTGAGAATCATTACACGCTCACCGCCAAAAGACTTGAGGTAGGAGATAGAGCAAAAATGCAAGCCCTGCGAGCAGGTGCGATCCTTGTCTTCATCCACCTCGTTCCGAGCCATAGAACACACCTGGCCTACGCTATTGTCAAACGTGCCACTGTAAACGTCCTTATAATCCCTGCGAACTTTCTTGTAGGCGAGGAAGTGACCGTCGGGCGTAATGGGCAGGTTGCAAACTTCCAGGAAGCCATAAAGCTCGTCCACTGCGCGCTTCGAAGGATTCTTCTTCAAATTGTGCAGGAAGTTGACTAGCGGCTCAACAGGGAAGTCGTCTTCCAGCATACGCAGCAACCGATCTGTCAGCGCATTGTGGAAGGGCTTACCATCCCAATAAACATCGCCATTCTTCACCTCAAGGAGACCTTGGGCATAGTTAGCGAGTTGACGGGTCAGATCGACAAGGTCAGGAATCGCATCCCAATCCTGTGCCTTTATGGCATTTACGATCTGTTCAAACTTCGGATGCAGACCACGCTTGATAATGTGGTGAGTGTTCTCAATCACAATCGTCAGTGTGTCTTCATCAACCAAAATATACGGAAACATCTTTACTCTCCTGTGTGCATTGTGTACATTATAGCACCATATTGTGCCGTTGTCAAGTAGTATTTACTACCTGTTGTCAATCATCTTCACATAATCAATCATTAGTTGCCATTTGTCTTTCCCAATGCGATTGTAGTAATCGTTGCCCAACTTGACCACACTCAACATTGGGTATTTGGTTTTTATCTTATCTACCAACTTCTCCACGGCCACTTCGTTTGAGTCCAGGCTATATTTGTCAAAGTTCTTCTTGGGGAAGAGCTTGCGCATTGAAGCAAGGATGTTATTGAAGCGGGATACTGCGGTCCGCATTGCGGCATCATTCTTCTTTGCGTCGCGGCACTCCAAATACATAGTAGCCAACTGTCCAAAAGAAGTATTTGGGCTAACCGCTACATAATTCTCTAATGCCTTGACTGAGACATTTGTAAAATCGACCAAATCAATAATCTGTGACCTGTTCTCTACGAGCAGGGCAGCATTGCGAAGCTTGTTCCAATCCAGCTTGTCAAACTTAGCTTCAATATAATCGAAGAAGTTTTTCCAATCCGTCTTTTCCTGGATAGCCTTTGTGGACGTCTTCAACACACCGTAAAGGTGGTCTGTCAAATTGAATCCACACAGTTCCTGGACTACGTCCTTGTATGTCTCTACAAACCCTTCCGCGCTATAGCTGTGGTTTTCACCAACAATAGTCTTATTCATCAGCGGCACATAAAGGAATGTCGTATCAACTGACGGCTCAAGATCGGCAAAATCATCTTCTGCCTTAACTAGTGTCCACATCCTTGAACCATAGCGACCGTTGTCCCTTTGTTCAAAATTCAAAACACCGATCTGTCTCTCGATCTTGCCGGCTGCGCCTTTTACGTTTCCAGGCATGTCGCTGGTTCTAAAAACTTGGCTTGCATGCGGACGACCAAGCATCTTCAATGCCTTCTTGAACGCCGCTTCAGGATCAGCCTTCTTATCAGTGGGCTTTATAACCACAAATTCCATTCCGCGCATCTTCGGGAACATTTTTGCGTTATATGCCGCCTTAATCCTGCGGTTAGCATCGCCAACGCCATCATGCAGAACAACATACGTCTCCGCTGGGCACCAAACGAGGCAACCAGATGTGTTTTCAAAATACTGTGCACCGTTGTTGCTCATCCGCAGACCATCACCGTTGCGTGAACTGATGTGGTGGATTTGGTTGCTAACAAACCTCAGATCAGGAAACTTCTTGATAAGGGTCGGGTACTCAATACCTGCCTTATAGTCCGTGTAACCGATCTTAGACATGCTGTCAACCTTCTTGGGGTTGTCCTGTATCCAGCGTATAATGGCTGGCCTAAAGAAGTCCGCGTTCGTTGCCATCAATTCGTTAAAAAGTACACCACGTTCCCACGGGGACTTCTTTGTCTTCAGTTTTTCTTCGAGGTAGACGACCAATCCTGCGAGGATTTCCTCGCCCTTGCGTTCCAGCGTCTTCTTTGTCAGCGGAACGTAACTCAACTCTTCCCTCGAAGCAGCAATGTCCAGTTCGCCAATTTCAAATTCAATCGCTACGCCAAGGTTGTCGTAAACATTCTCCAACTCCTTGCTGAGGTTTGCGTTTTTGGCGTTGATCGGATAGGCCACGTTACCCATAACCGCCACAGAGTCGGGGCGGCTCCAGCTACTCTCCGGCTTCAAAATATGCACGCCAGGAACAATGTTTTCCTGCGAGTATTCTTGCTTCTCTACTGTAAGATCTACACCCTCAAAAGTTGGGGTGACCTTGAACCATTTGAAGACGCCCCGTGCTTCGCGTTCAAAATAGCGCACATCGTCGCGCTCTACGGGGAAGGACACCTCTACGCCGTTGCCTTCGGTTGTCTTTTCTTCGGTCAACCGCGCAATGTTTGGGATGCCTTGGTCGCCAATAAAGGCGCTGTAAACCCGCTTCATGCCATCCTTAATGGCTGTGACACTGAAGTTGGTCGTGTAAGAGAAAGGTGACTTGCTACCAAGACCCATGCAGCCCACAAAATCGTTGCTGTCTTGCTTGGTGCTTTCAAAATAGGTTGTGTAGATGTTGATAACGCCGTCATTATCCAGACCAACACCGTAATCACGGATGCTGAGGGTCGGGTTCAACCTCGTAGGAAGGTGAACAGTGAACGGAACGTCTGCTTTGCCTGCGGCAACGTGACTGTCATAAGCATTACAGCCCAGCTCTCGCAGGATTGCTTGGTACTTATTGGAGTACAGGCCGCTGGATAGGATCGAAAACGCCTTTGCGGAGTTCTTGATGCGGAACTCGCCTTGGGTTTGCAGCCCACTTGTCAATACGGGAGTCGATTTGACTTCTAACTTCATCTTTTCTTCCTCTGTTCTCAGTGTGTAATTACATTATACAAGAAGATATGCCATTTGTCAAGAACTAAATCACCTTATATATCAACTACTTATCGACTTTCTGTGCAGATTTCGGACTGCTGTGACCTCACAAGCCGCAAATCTCGCGGTTGCAGCAAGGGATTTTTTGTCAATTACGTGTTCAGACCAACCATCATGCATATTCAATTGTATGTTGTTATTGAAGTGTTTTGGTATTAATTCTATGTAATCAAGATTCCCCAAATTAGATTGGAACAATAATTTGTCTACAAATCCAGTCACGGTGGCAATTGCTTCTGTTTTCTCGTTCGCTTCCACAAAGAATTGTAAGTGCTTGTTCGTGACGTAAAAAGTTTTCACTTGTCGTGTTTCTCCAACACGGTCAAAATATCTCGGGCAAGCTCGTACTGACTCTCGCAAGTAGCCATACTGACTAATTCCTTCAACGGAATGATGATTGCTTCCCGTGCCAACACATCACGGGGGCTAACAGCCCCAATGCCTTCTTGTTCCAGCACCCTATATTCTTCTGAATTATGGGATTCCACATCATAGCCACTCAACACAGAACACTCTATCCTGTGTCCTGCCATTACATCCTCAACTGCGTCTTTCGCTTCTTTCAAGCCCAGACCAGTTAACTGACGGAGAGCCTTAATCGCAGCAACCTTATTGGTCGTTCTCCTGCCGTGTATTGGGTAGAGTGTAATGTTGCTCATGCTTCTTTCCTGTACCAGCCTCTGGTAAATGTGTATCCTTCGCTCTCAAGGGCCCGTGCCATGTTGTCTCGACCAACGGGATTAGCCGTGACCAGGTAAACGTTTGGTGGCAACAAATTGCGCTTGATTGCCCAATTCAAAATTGTGTAACCTGTTGCCTCAGGTTCACCAAGATCATGATCTAGGTAGAGGTGAGTCAACACACCCTCATGCTGCATAAGTGCCAAACAGGCGTCGGTGCTGGTTCGAGCAATGTCGTCCATGCCCTCTGGTTCGCGCAGGTCGTCAATCAGCAAATGAAATTCCTTCATTCTCCTCTCCTCGGAATAGCGTTAGCCGCTGCTTCGTCCCAGTCTACAAACCGTGCCATCAAAAAGGCTTCCACAGCCTCAACACTGTCAAAAATGTCAGTGCCAGTGCGGT